AGACCCAAGTGGTGAAGGTTGCGGTATGGTCGTATTAGATAACGGTTATATTACTGCTGCTTTTAATGTTAATACTGAACAATTCTATAACAAAGTAACGAATTATTTGCTACATAGGTCATGTATAGTTGTTATTGAGGATATAGCACCGTATTCTTTGCGTTTAATGCCACAAGTAATAGATACTTGCAAATGGATAGGAGAGGCTGTATATAGGCTTAAAAATGAGGCTGGCGCAAATGTTGAACTTGTACCACGTTCCTTAATCAAGAAGTGGGTATTTGATAGTTTCGGAGAAGTATGCATACCTATTATTGATAAGTATATTGAAAAGAAGGCTGTATTAGCTTGTGATTTAGTTACCAAAGAAGAAATAAAACTGTTTCAGGATGGTAGGGAATGGAAGAAAAGAAAGGGTAGTTTTGTATATGTAAATGACAAAGTTGTGATGGAAGCAATGAAGTATTTATACAAAATACCCCTGCCTCCGAAGGGACAAGGGTATAAATTTAACTTGAAAGATGACAGTTGGCAAGCCCTTTCTTTAGCTAGTTATTTTTGGTTTAAACAACTGGTTTTGCCATCAGCTTTGCCCGTATACTATCAAATTCCTGAACAAGTTGCTTCTTTTTCTCCTTCAAAATCTTCAAATCTTGATATACAGGGTACTCTTTTTTACCATCATTAGTAGCATGGAAATAGTTTGGGCTGAATGTAAGTACCTTATGGTTTCCTACTCTAAAATCTGGGTGGTATATTACAAAGTGATGACGTAAACTTTGACAATTATCTATTTGGTCAAGGCATTGCCAATAGTATTTTGGTTCAGCTTTCTTTAAATCCATTGGCGTTTCACATTCAAATAGTTCTATGTAGTTTGCAAAACTAGGCGGGCATTTTACTTCTACCGTTTCTACTTCCCACTCTGTTTTGTCTGGGCTTTCCCTTATTGGTATAATGCCATCGGGAGTACAACCAAACCTTTCATTTGGGTCGGAAACTAGCTGTTGAGTAACTAAAAAGTCTATACCTAATTGCTTTCCAAATTTTTGTATGGCTTCGGATTCGTGGAGCAAGCCCCATCTTGTAGCATCGGTTTCTACCTCCAAACTTGTTGGCTTACCTGTTAATTCTTCTCCAACTTTCTCCCTAACATACCTTATAAAACCACTACCAATAGCCCTATGTATTTCCGAACTGGTAAACTTAGCCAATCTTGCCCTTCTCCATTCATCTGTTTCAATTTTAATACTAAGTATTTTAGTTTTTTTTAGCATTAATCTTCTGTTTTTATTTCGTAAATGTTCGTTAGCATGGTAATGGTTTTTTCATCATTATCTTTTACCGCTTTGAAAAACTGTTCTAGTATCTTACTATCTGGTTTTGATTTTTTAGATTTTTTAGGCTCTATATTTGGGGTTATTTCTGCTTGACTTATCCCATCATTAAGCCCCCTACCAAAGTAAGTACCTATATCGGATGCTGCATTTTTTATGCATTCACTTTTTGCTGTTGCTAAGAAATGTTGGTTTGGAGAAATTGCAGAAATCTGAAAATTGCAAGCACCTACAAAAGACCTTCTTATCAAGACACCATTATCTTCTTTGTAGAAAATAACAAGCTCTATTGATGCCATTACAGATAATCCTGAATAGTTGTCCTTAAATACTTGGTATTGAAAATTACCCGTACTAAAATTAAACCAATCTAGCATTGATTCTAGTTCACCGATTGGGATATACCTAGCCTCACTACCTTCAATATTTCTTAGTGCGTAATTAGGTGGCTCTTGATTGATGAATTTTAAAAATTCTGTTTTGTTCATTATTTGTATGATTTTTCTACATAAAATTTGATACCGTTAACTACTACTTCTTCATTATCCTTGAAAACACCCGCATCCTTTAGGCTCATTGCTAACTTTTGAGCTTCCCTATGCTTTATTTCAATAGTTAATAGTTCTGGGCATTTTTTTATAGCTACCGAAGCATCAACTATTTCAAAAGATATTCTTTTTACGGTACTTACAGAAGGTAGTACTTCTTCCGCAACATCAACTTTAAATGAAATATCTGTTTCAAGTGCGCCTTGTTGTACGTTTACTTGATTTTGGAGTATTTCATTTTCAACTTGTTCTTTTTTTTGGGTTAGTTCATCAATTTTTGCTGCATTATTTTCGTTTTCTGCTTTTTTTATGCTATTTTCTATGGTTTCCCTTTCCTTTATTTTATCTTTTTGCGCCTTTAATATTGGGATTAAAACAGAATCGTACTTTTCAATAGCTTCCAAATGAAATTCCATGTATTTTGTCTTTCTACTATCGCTTTTTTCAAGGTTTATAACCCTTTCAACTGAAATTAATTGGGCATTTGTTTGGCATTGGGCTATTTGAGTGGAAAATGAAAGTATATTGCTTTCTATACCTGATTTAATTGCATTAATTCTTTGCTTTTCTCTTTCTTTTTCTAATCTTCTTTGTTCAACTTGTTGGCAAAGGGCATTGTACTTTGGTGTAATTTGGTTTAAAAGCCCATCATTTATAGTAAGAAATGATTTTTTTACATTATCCCATACCCTTGTGGCTTCCAAATAAGGTGCTTTCCCTTCTTTATGCTTTTCGTCTACTACTTTATTTGCTTGTTTTATCTTATTGATAAGGTCTGATATTATTGGTATATTTTCTTCTGTAAATTCAAGTGCATTTATTTCGTCTTGAATTTTTTGAACCGATACGCCATGTTTTGTAAACTCAACATTAAATTGTGCTGTTACTACCGCCTGTGTGGGCAATTGTTGTAGGTTTTGTTCAGTCATTTGTTTATTAGTTTTCTATTAATAAAATTAAAAAGTTGTTTTTTTTAATTGATGGATGTTCTATTATTTCAAAAACGGTATAGTATTTTTCCCCTCTACTAGCATCTTGAACTATAATAGTATCCCCGCAAAAAATATCTAAATTGCTTGTAAACAAAAGGGTAAAATCACCCTTAATTAAAAGATTTTCATTAGTGAATTTAACTAAATGTGTCATTGTATTTTGTTTAATGTGAATAGTTTTTTAAAAAAAGGCAGTAGTAGAAACTACCGCCGTCTTGCTTAAATCCAAACGATTGCCTTATGACTGACCATACAAAGTAACCTAATATATTACATATTGAAAATTAAAAAAACCTTAAAATATTGAGCATAGGTATTGATAAAATTAATTATAAATACTTTAGCATCCTTAACTTTAAAAAATATAATTATATGTCAATAGAATTTTTAAACAGTGAGGGTACTGATAAAGAATTATTAGAGGGGTGGATAGAAAACCTACATTCATACCATTTAAAGCTAATGGAAGCCAATAATGGCTATTTAGAACTACAAAATAATATAGTCTTTAAAAATAGAGTATCATCAATAGGTAAGGATATTATTGACCTACTTCAAGATATTAAAAATATCCAATAAAAAAGTGAGCCATTAAGCTCACTTCCGAATAGGGTTACTCCATTCCATAACAAGGATAGCAACTAGCGAATTACAAATATACTACTAAATTACAAAAAAAACCCCCAATGTAGAAACATTAGGGGTAAACAAAATTTGAATAATCGAACCTATGAGGAAAACTATACGCACCAAATATAATAAATAATTACGTTATTTAAAATATTTTCACCCATCCTAGTTTGTAATAACGAAAAACAACAAATACACAATAAGAAACACGTTTAATATAGAAACAACCATCAGTATATACGGCATCCAATACCCCCAAAATATTACATACTTAATTATTTTTTTCATAATATCATACTAAATTACTATAAAAACAAATCCAAAGTTATCCCACCCCCAACCCCAACATTCTCCCCACCTTCCCCATCCCTAACCCCATCATCCACACCCTCAACAAAAACCTCAACCTAAGCCTCCTCCTCATCCTCCTCCTCATCCTCATCCACAAACCTCAAACCATCATCATACTCCTCAAACCCATCCTCAAACACATCCCCAGCCTCCACAAACACATCCTCATCCTCATCCTCAAGCCTAAGCCTCCGCATCAACCACAAACCCACCCTCAACCTCTTAGAGGAGGGCATACACTATACAGGTAGGTAGTGGCTTGGGTTTTCAAAATTGCTAACGGTGTACCCCTATTTTTTTGTTATTGATTGATTGATATTCTTGATAAGAATAATAGCTATCGGGTCCTAGGTATGTGGGGAAACTGCAATTGTATTTTTTTCATTATTTAAAAAGCAGGCGGCTGGTGGTGGTCTATTTATACTATAGCAGTTATTGGGGGATATTAGGCTTATGGCTGGATTGTAATGGTTGTTTGACTAAGATATACTGTTAATGTTTTGTTATGGCTTATTTGGGGCTTATATTGGCTTATATTCAATGCATTTTTTTTGGGGGGTATTGTGGGTATTGGACTTGAGCGTAATTATTTATTTGATTGGCTTGATTACTTGGTTGATTGGTTAGGTTGGTTAGATTGATTGGTATAGAAGGGAAGGGGGGTAGAAAAATTAGAAAAATTAGAGTTTTGGGTATTAGAAAAATTAGAGTAATTAGAAAAATTAGAGTTTTAGGGGTTAGAATAATTAGAATAATTAGAAAAATTAGAGTTCGGGATATTAGAAAAATTAGAAAAATTAGAAAAATTAGAGTTCGGGATATTAGAAAAATTAGAATAATTAGAAAAATTAGAGTTCGGGATATTAGAAAAATTAGAATAATTAGAAAAATTAAAATTTGAGGTGTTAGAAAAATTAGAAAAATTAGAAAAATTAAAATTTGAGGTGTTAGAAAAATTAGAATAATTAGAATATTGTTATATATTTGCATTCTAATTATTCTAAAAATTCTAATTATGAAAGAGAAAATAAAAGGTATTGTATTTGATTTTAAAAGTATTGGGTGGAGTTTTCAGCGAGTAGAAAAAGAACTAGGGTTTTCAAATGGAAGTATTGGCAAAGTTATTTTAGGTAAGTCTGGTATATCTGAATTTAGATTTTTGCAGTTGGAAGAACTTTATAAAAAGCACTTCCCTGAAAAATTTACTATTAGTGAAGAAGTGAATAATTTGCCAGAAAATGATGAAATTGAAAATATTGGTTTTAGAGCAGAACCCCCAAAAACGGAAATAATGAATAAGCAATGGTTTATTAATAATGCCCCAGATAGATACGAAGCACCATATAAAATAGCAGACTTTAGAAAACTAATAAAAGAAAGCTATATCCTATCAAAAAAAGAATCCACCGAACTAATAGCAGCACTAGATAATGGACTTCTTTTTAAAGATTAAAATTACCTTAAAAATTCACATTATGTTGAAAACTACCAATAAAAATTATAATCTTTGCTTTGTTTATAAAACTAGATAATGGCAGTATTAAATAAATTCAGTAATTCCATACTTGTTAATAAGTACAAGATTGCGAAGGAAACATTGGACTTGTTAGTGAATGAACTAAACAAGAGAGGCATACCAGTTGATAGTGTTAGTAATATCGTAGAAGTAAACCCTAGTGATGTATTTGCGTTACTGCCTGTTAAACGGCTAAGGAGTAGGGATAGAGATTATATGCAATCACAGCACTTACTACGGTACATTCTATACCGTAGATGCAATATGACACTAAAAGAGATAGGCGTACAGACGGGTGGTTTTGACCATACAACTATAATAAATAGTATTAAGCGTGCGGGGCAGCTATTGGAAACAGACGATAGCTTTATATCTATGTACGAATCTGCTATCGATAAGCTAGGTAATCAAAAAAAATAAAAAAATGAATCTAACAGGGGTCGCTAAAATGACCGATAACGTCCCCGGCTTGCCGAAGTTGGTGAGTTCAAGGCTCAAATGCTCGGCAGCAAAATGTAAAAAAGATGATTAGAAATATACAAACCATAGCGGATTCTACTGCACCAATTTTGGCAAACCCCATGTTGCCCGTTGGTGCGGTGAGTTTAAAACGCTTTATATCATTTAGCGGTGGCGTTGAAAGTACCACTATGTGTATTCTTTACGGTAAAGGTGCAACTGCTATATGGTGCGATACTGGTGCAGAACATGACGAAATGTACAAAAGAATTGATGATTGCGAAAAGGCATTAAAAGAAATTCATAAAGGCGATTTTGAATTGGTAAGATTAAAGGCTGATGTGAAAGTAAAAGGTAGTTGGGTTGACAATTTAATTGATGCAATACTTGGATGGAAGTTTATGCCATCGCAGGGGCAAAGGTGGTGTACTGGTAAATTTAAAATCGCACCTATTGATAACTTTTTAAGTGAACAGGGCGAATGTGAGTTGCTTATTGGTTTGAACGCTGATGAAGAAACAAGGGAAGGGAATTGGGGATTAAAAGCCAATGTAAAATATGTTTATCAATTACAAGAAGATGGGCTTACCCGTGATGATTGTATTGAACTATTAAACCAATACGGGCTTAATCCTGACTTCCCGTTGTATATGAGCAGGGGTGGCTGCTTTATGTGTATTTACAAATCAATAGCAGAATATAAGGCTATGTACATTTTTGATAGAAAGACATTTGATAAAGTGTGGGCTATTGAGTTAAAAATACAAGACAAAAGGAAAAAATTATTTACCATATCTGTTAGCGGTAAGTCAATGACATGGATAGCGGCAGAGGTTGAAAGAGAGATACAAGGATGGGGTTTAGATTCGGTCAAAGGCTTTTACAAACAGATAGAACAAAAACAGGCTTGTGGTGCTTTCTGTCACAGGTAGCATGACGGGCAACGGTTTCGGGCTTTGCGAAGTGGCGGTTTTGAAAAATGTCAGCTTCAATATAGCACTGCTGTTCAATAGAATTACAAGGGTTCAAATTAGCACTTCACCCGCCATTTTGCAAAGCAAGTGTTAGCGGTTCGGGCTTCTCCGATTTTAGAAGTTCACAAATTAAATAACAAAAAAATGTCAGAAACATTAACAGTAACTCGCCCGACTTGGAACGAAGAAATGCTAAAAGAACTTGCTCAAATCGTAGGTAAGCAAGTAAACGAATGGTGCAACGATGAAACACCGTTAGAAGATTGTATTGAAACAGCCGAAAAAGTGCTACAATGGCACAGCAATGACAACGGATATGAACTTGCGAAAGAGTTTGATGATGAAGGTTTTTCACCCGATAGCGAACTGGTTGAAATTCTTGATAGTGTTTCTTATGATAGAAGTAAGGTTCAAGAAACATTTATTAAAAAATGGGTTGCTGATAATAACCTAAAACTTGAATTAGTTGAAGGTCAAAAAGTGATTGCAAAACTTGTTCGTAAAGGCGAAGTTGAGGGTGAAATAGTAAAATTATATCCTGAAACTATGCAGTATGGTTTTTGGCACGAAGGTCAAGGATGCGAAAAAGGGGAAGGTCATACTTATGTCAATTTTGAAAACGTGGTGTCTGTCATAGCCTGACCGATAACGTTTTCGGGCTTGGTGAAGTAGCTAAACCCGAAGCTAAATAGAATTACTAAGATTTAAAATTAAGAACGAATGATTGATATGATTACTAAACAGCCATTTTGCCAAACCAGTGTTAGTGGCAGTTATTATTTGGTTAGATATTGTGGTGGCTCGTATGATGACTATTATAGTGCTGTGGTTTTTGTTACCAATAAAAAATCAACTGCAACCAAATATTGCACTAAGTTTAATAAATTGCTTAAAAAATGGAAGAACCACTACAAGCAATTTGAAGCAGATAAATTTGGAATGAAATGGATTGCAGATGAACACATTGAAAAACACTTTGATAGGTGGAATAGTCTTGAAAATATAACCAAATGCTATTACGAAGAAGTGTCGTTTAGGTAATTGCTACTAACGTTTTCGGGCTTGGTGTCTGTTATTTTGCCTTGCAGACACTTTAAGTTTACTACAAATTTAATAGGCAAAACAATAAGCACCAAACCGCTGTTAGTGGCTGGTGCGGTAAATTGAACTAAAATGAGTAAAAAATTAAAAGCATTAGCCTTAAGTTTTTTAGGCTGTATTATTTGGAGCGGACTTGTTTATATAGCAATAGCATTTTTGAAATCAGAATTAAACCCATTTATTTGGTCGCAATTCACAAGAGGTGTAATGTTGTTTGTAATATCTTGCTATGTAGCATTTATTCCAGCAATAGTATTTGCTTTGAAAAACGAAATGTAGCATCGCCACTAACCGCACAAAAATAGACACACACGATACAGATAGTTTTTCACAACTTAAAATAGTAACAATGGGAGTATTTTTTAAAGGGGGGCACATTAGCGGAAATTTCTGCAATATTACAAAAAGAAAACCTAAGGATTGGATTTATAATGGGTACAAAATAATTGTGCCTTACAAATTCAAGTGGAGGCATAAAATCGGTAAAGTTGAATGCAATTGTAAAGTTTGCGAAGAACACTATCAGCCATGGTACGGCACAAGCTGGTTTCATTCTAAGGATTGCGCCCTGATGGAATACATTAATGCCCGCCCACAGATCTGTAACCTTGCGCAATATTACGAGAAAGATTTATCGCTAATCGCTCAAACTGACGAGTGTTAAGATTAACCACACACACGATACAGATAGTTTTTCACATTAATTCCATTTCAAGTTCATCTTGTGTAAGTGGGGTGCAATCTAACTTTATTATCATTTCATTTATGTTTAATAGTAAAGTACAATCGGGCATTTTTTGTTGTTGTTTCGGTGGCAAATCTAGTTCATTACATAAACGTAAATATAATTGTTCATAGCTTTTTCTTCGGTTGTGTTTATTAGTTGTCATATTTTGTAATTAATGTTGCTAAAATAATTATTTTTAATCGGATTAAATTTATAATTAAAAGTTAAAAAAATGATACAAAAAGTAGTTAAAAAAATTTGTGTAAACTTTGCGGAGTACATTGTAGTGAATGGATGGTCAGTAACGGATGGGTTTAAATGGATAAGACTATCCCATATACAAGATGCTCCAATAACTACTGAAGAACTTTTTGAACTTTTTAACAAAGAAGAAAGAAAAAGAATAAAAAAAGAAGTACCTTAGCACTATATTAGTTTTCTGAATGAAGGGAGTCTTTCAGAGAATTTAATGGTTGTATCAACCAGCCCCTCTTTGTCAACTCCCGATAAATTGGGGCATTTTTTTATAATAAAACAAAATTTAATTTAATAAAAAAATATTTGTTTTAAATAATTTAATTAAGTTTGTAATCCATAAAAATAAAAATATGAGTAAGATAAAAAAAGTAGATAATCTAAGACAGATTATTGATGAAGCTTTAGATGGTAGAACTTATAAATGGTTGTGTGAAAAAACTGGCATCCATTCCACCCAAATGTCGTATATAGTTAATGGATTAAAGCCTAGTAAGAATAATCTATCTAAAATAGTTAAAGTATTAAAATTAGACCCTTCCTTGTTGGAATAGAGGTCTTTTTTTTTCTAAATAGGGTTCGTTATCAATTCCTACCCCGCTTTAGTTTTCAGATTTAAAAAGCAAATAGTTGAATTTTGTTACATATCCATATATATAAATCAAAAAGTGTTGGCAATGTTGTCCCCTTATAACCAACGACCTAAAAGATTTAATAAAAAACCAGATTTTAATACTCGTTAGGATAGGCGAAGGAAAGGATAAGGTAGCAATGAAAAAGGGCATCTGAATTAACAAACACCCTTTTTACCCCTAAAAGATAAGTAGATTACTACTTTGATAAAAAACATTATATCAAAGATAAGGAATAAACATAATCTTTTAGGGATAGAAAGGGGGTATTGTGTATAAAATAACAAAAAATAACAAAAAAAATGGCAAAAAAATTAAAAAAAACTCCCGAATTGCCTTTTAAAAGTGAAAATTTTGAAATAATATGGAAAGAATATATTACTCATAGGAGAGAGAAAGGAGCATCAAACTATACTCCAACTGGCTTAAATAGGGTGTTTAACGCTCTAATTAGGGATAGTTTAAATTCAGAAGAAGTTGCTATAAAAATAATAGAGCAGTCATTGGAAAAAAATTGGACAGGACTTTTCCCACTTAAAAATAATATAAAACATGGACAAACAACCACAACTTATTGGCAGCGTATTGGAATCGGAGGGATTAATATTGAAGGGAGTGCAAAAGAATCTCCGTTATAGTGAATGGGATTGGGTTGAGCTTACGGAAGATGAAAAAATAGATGCACTAGGGTATAGGCGTATGCTTAAGGGTACAGACCTTAAAAAAAGGCAAAAGGAAGAATACAATAGGCTTAAAATAGCGAAGCTTCAATCTCAATGGACTTATGATGAATTAAGGGCTGAAATACTAAGTAGGGCTTTATCTGAACCATTTGAATTTGTAATAGATGAACATAATGAAAGGATAATACACCTTCTTTGTCTTTACTTTTCGGGGGATGAAAGGTTTAATAGTGAAAAAATAACATACCATAATGGGGAAGAAAGAAGCCTAAATTTAAGTAAGGGTATTGGTCTAATATCTTCAAAAAAGGGTACTGGGAAGTCAATTTTAATGAAGTTATTTCAGCAAAACAAAAGAAGCCCATATCTAAAAATAGACACTAAGGATATTGCATCCGAGTATAAAAAGAAAGGGGATGCTTGTATTGAAACATACTCAAACTTACTTTATATCCCACCTAATCCAACATTTTTTTGTTTCCAAAAAATAGGCATTTGCTTTGACGAATTGGGGTATGAACTACCTAAAAATAACTGGGGAGATAAGTCCGATGTAATGGCAGATGTTCTATTTAATGTGTATAAGCAAAATCAATATAGCGGGGATTATAGCAACTTTCATTTTACAAGTAACCTTTCAGGTCAAGACTTTGAAGGAAGATACGGGGATAGAATAAAAGATAGAATGAGAGAAATGTTTAATGTTATTATTGTTTCAGGCGATAGTAGAAGAAAGTAAAATAAAATAAAATGAAAAACGAATATAAAGTAGGAACTAAAAAATGTACTAGGTGCAAGAAAAATGTAGATGTTAATAGGTTCTACAAAAAAATAAGTTCATCTGATGGGCTAAGTTACCATTGTTTTGATTGTGAAAAAATAATGAAAAAAGAAAGAAGAATAAAAATGATGGAGGGTATAATAATAGCTTTTTAAGGTAATTTTAATTTAGTATTTCAGAAAATATATTAAACTTTGCAATACTTATGTTTGGTTTCAAAAAAGCAAAAAATATGAATTTAAGGGAACAGTTAGAAAAATTCATTTCATTATTTGGGTATAAAAGATGTTTCATGTGGGATGATATGATTACTTATAAAATAGTTCATAGTTTATCAAAAGAAGTAATAAGGCAAGCAGAAGAAATAATACAAGATTACAATTTATATTTACTTGAAGTTCAAGTATTGGAAGGTAGTTCCGTTTTTTCTGAAATGCTAATTATTAGACAAAAAATATCTTACTAAAAATGTACAATAGCACTATAATATCCAAAAAAAAGAAACTTTTATGTGGTTGTTTTGATTACAATTTCAGTAAGGGAAGGTGTAAGATGCACGCTACAATAGAAAGCGCAAATAAAAGAATCGAAAAGCAAAAACAAATATCAACGGTTACCGTAAAAACGAAAGTTCAAGATACTGAACCAAAAGAAATGCAGCAATTTTGGGAGTATGCCAAAAAAGTTATAGAACAAAAACCTTATTGTTGGGAGTGTGGAGATTTTATTTCTCCAAAAGATTATAGGGCTTCCACTGCCCACATATTTCCCAAATCAATATTTCCTTCAATAGCATCCAATAAATATAATTTCCTAGTACTTGGTAATAGATGCGGATGCCATAACCAAAGCCATAGATTAGATACATTTAGTAAAATGAGAATATTTCCCACCGCAATAAATAGATTTATGAAATTCGCAGAAGAAATAAAAGAAAACCACAAATACAAAAATACTTTTATTGAATTATTAAAATGAAAAAAATCAAATAACGTAAAGATCGGAATGGCACAAAACCCCATGTTACCTTCTGCCTTATTTGGTCGGACACAAACAAAAATAATATGGCTAAAAAGTCAAACATACAATGGACGGATGCAACTTGGAATATCGCCAGAGGTTGCACAAAAGTAGATGAAGATTGCAAATTCTGTTATATGTATAGGGATAGTTTTGATAATACAAGGTATAACCCTTTGCAAGTAACAAAGACAAAAACAGTTTTCAATTTGCCTTTGAAAATTAAAGAACCTTCAAAGATTTTCACTTCATCATTAACCGATGTATTTCACCCCGATTGCGATGCTTTCAGAAATGAAATGTGGGATATTATTCGTAAATGCCCACAGCATACTTTTCAGCTACTTACAAAAAGACCTGAAAGAATTATAGATAATACTCCATCTGATTTATTACAAGCTGATAACATTTGGTTTGGAACAAGTGTAGGAAGTGAAAAAGGCAAACAAAGAATTTACGATTTATTGAAAGTTGATTGCAAAACTCGTTTTATTTCCTTTGAACCTTTACACGAAAGAGTAGATATGAATTTGGATTTACTCGACTTGCTTAAAATTCATTGGGCAATTATTGGTGGTGAAAGTGGCAATGAAACTGGTAAATATCGTTACAGACCTTGTAAGGTTGAATGGATGGAGGAACTTGTAAAAGACCTTACTGCAACCACAGCAATATTTGTCAAACAGATGGGAACTCATTTAGCAAAGGAGTTAAATATGTCTGATAGGCACGGTGGCAACATTGATGAATTTCCGTCCACCTTGAAAATCAGGGAGTTTCCCAAAGGTAGCAGGTAACGGTTTGCGGCTTGGTGTCTGTTATTTTGCCTTGCAGACATTTCAAGCCTTAGATAAAATTTATAGGCAAAATAATAGCACCAAACCGCTGTTAGTGGCTGGTGCGGTAAATTAAACGAAAATGACAAACGAAGAACAAATTAAAGAGCCTAAAGATGATTGGAAATTAAAATCACTTACGATTGAATTTAAAAAGGGATTTTCATTTGAAAACTCACAAGACAGATACGAGGGAAGTATTAAGTTTGAAAATGGAGAGAGTGAAAGTTTCCAATTCAAAGTAAGACCCGATATGGCTGATGACTATATTAAACTGATAAGCGAAGATATTGTTAAGTGTGCCGAATCTTTAGGCTCTCGATTGATAGAGTCTTTAGGATTACGGAAGTAGCACTTGCCACTAACGGTAGCGGTTTATGCAGGTGGGAATTGATGCACTTCCATTCGCAAACAACCGATGCCGAATAGAATTAATTAGTTGAGCATTTAGCGTCCAGCCCACTTGAATAAACCGCCTTGTTGGCTGCTGTACGGTAAAAAATGCCAAGTTCTACTTTTTGTCAGTAGTTAATCAAGTTAAACAACCGTCATTTTTAAACTGTCAAACAATAATTTATGAATATACAACCGAAAGAAAAAGCGCAAGATTTATGGCTAACTTATTACGAGTTATTGCCAGATGGAATATACTCAAATGAAGCTGCTAAAATTGAGGCTAAAAAGTTTGCTACAATAGCTGTCAATGAAGTTTTGGAAGCTACTAAAGAAGCTGTGTTACCTATGGGCGGTGCTACTGGTTATGATTATGATAGCTACTGGTTAGATGTCAAGTCTGAAATTGAAAAGCTGTAGTATAGCAGCCAACGGATTGGGTATTTACGCAGGTGGCTTTTGTGGGTTGGCTTGTGTGTCGGCAAGCCACTTGAGTAAATACCTTGTTAGCCGTTCGTTCTTTTTCGATTACAATTTAAAAAAAATTAGTAAAATGTCAAAAAATATAGATTTATTAAAGCAAAAATTAAATGCAAAAACTTCGGAAGAGTTGTTTGGTATTACAGAGCAACCTCCACAACAATGTCCAAACATTGATAATGTCATTCGTGATTTAGAAGGCACTTGTAAGCAAATTCAAAGTATAGCAAATGATATAAAACGAACTGATAATATAGACGATATTCCAAGTTTAGCTGGCGATATTGATTGGTATTCAAGTGATATTGATAAGTCAAAAGAGTTAAATGAGTTGAGAAAGCAAATTGAGTTAGTTCGTGGTTGGGGAGAAGAATGGAAAAATTTAGCAAAATCTTTATTCAATAATATGAGTAAAGAGCAAGATATAGTACACCATTTTTCAAGTGAGTTTCAAATTAAATATGACGAGTTATGCGGTGTCGTTTTAGAATGACGGCTAACGTCCAGCGGCTTTGCGAAGGCAAGGGATTAGAAGCACTAAACTTTAAAATTAGTACAAATGATTGATAGAAATACAAATGTTCAAATAATCGGTGAAGCCCTTGCTTTTGCAAAACCGATGTTAGCAGCCGTTTATGTTGCTACTTGGCAAGAAGAAGGTGATGAACCATATCAGATACGGTCAGACGAATGTAAACCAAAAGATAAAGCAGGTGATTCTGATTGGTGGTTTGATGAAGAAAGTCTAATGTTTAGAAGATATTGGTCGTACCACCATGAAGAATATGGAAATCAATATGTTCATGATGAAGTTGATGCAGTCTTATTAAATGGCTGCTAACACTTAGATTGACGAAATATGGATATGCAATACATTGAAAAAGAGAAAGATAACTATCTACTAAAATTGAATGGGGAAGATTATTTTTTCTCAAAATTATCACTATACAAATCAACACGTTTTCTACCTATAAAACCAATTTTGAACAATGGATCTTTGTCTTGGAATATTGGTAGTGAACTACCCACCCACAGCAAAGCTGATGAGTGGGCTTTCGCTCCCTCTATGTAAAAAAATATCTTACAAACAAATTAAAAATTTAATACTAAAATGATAAAAACAGAAGTAATAGGTCATTTAGGAAATGATGCAGTAGTAAATAACGTTAACGGTAAAAGTGTAGTTAACTTTTCGGTAGCCCATACAGAAAAATATAAAGATTCAAATGGAGTGGAAACAACAAACACTATTTGGGTTTCATGTTCTTATTGGGCTGAAAGAATAGGTGTAGCAACTTATCTTAAAAGGGGTACACAAGTTTATGTTGAGGGGCAACCTTCGTTAAAAACATACGTGGATAATCAAAATAAAACACAAGCTCAACTAAGCTTAAGAGTAAGAAACATACAATTACTTGGAGGGGCAAAACAAGAGCAGGTACAACCACAGCAAAATAATTATCCATCCAATCCACAAGATGTATTAACCGATAAACAAAAAGAGTTTTTAGAGCAAAAAGATGATTTGCCTTTTTAAATTCTACTTTTTGTGGGTAGTTAATCAAGTCAAACAACCCTCAACCTTTTTTTAAAACAAAAAAAATAAAAATGGCTAAACTATCTAAACCTGTAAATGATTGGGCTAGGTGCTTAATTATATTACATAGTAATTACATGGCTGGGGTATCTATGGCAAAAGTGCTTAATGTACTCCCACATTTTTACAAGTTTCAAACAAGACTAAAGGAGGTTGAAAAAGCCCACCCTAAACTAAAAATATCAAGAACTATAATACCTTTTAAAAATGCTAAATTAAATAAAAACGGTTACTTTACACAATACACACTACTAAGCCCACCATCATACGTTATTAACCTTTACAATAAAATAAATAAAGAGGGACTTTATGGAGAAAAAAAAGATAAAAAATGATTTGCCAATAGAGTGGACTGGTAAGGCAAAGGAAATAGGCATGATTGAATCTGAACTCATGCACATAGTTTATGATTGCTCCATCCCAACATTAGAAGAAAGAAAAAATAAGGCACAAATATTTTATACTGCAAGGGAGGTTTCTGAACATTTAGGCGTAAAAATAGATACGGTATTTAGAAATAGAATAGCTAGTAAAAGAATAAAAGCATTAAATGGGAAGATGTATGCCGTTAGGGTGGCAAAAAATAACCTAAACCAATAACCGTAAACCAAATAAAGAATTAACTTTAATTAAATTTTTAGCAAAAGCATTAAATATGACATTAAAAGCAGCGCATGGGAGGTGTTTACTTAAATGCGATTTGGATTTTAAAAACAACCATACTTTTAAAGATGGTACTACAATAAGGTTAGAAAGGAACGTTGAAAACCTTAATTATAGGGAAACGATGCCAGTTCAAGCCGAATGTATAGAAGAAAATGGGGTGGTTCCGTTTGGAGCAATTGTATTATGCCATCATAATTCATTCCACCCAACTAATCAAGTATTTAATAGTTTATCTTTAAGTGGTGAAGAAATAGCTAGTGGGGTATCTATTTATTCCATCCCATTATCGGAATGCTTCTTGTGGAAAACAAAAGATATGAAGGAATGGGATGGGGTTAAGGGGTATGCCATTGCAGAAAGGGTATTTCAGCCGTATAATGGGATTATAGAAGGGATACTCCCAACTAAAATAAAAGATTCTCTTTATGTAAAAACTGGGTACAATAAAGGGAAAGTAGTAAGAACACTAAAATCATGCGATTATGAAATAGTGTTTAGAAACGAAGAAGGACAAGAGGAAAGAATAATTCGATTTCGCACGTCTTACCCAGAGCATAATGAAAGAGAAGAAGTGCTATTCATTGATGAAGAACTAACAAAAAAAGTTCTAAAAGGGGAGATACTTGTAGGGCTAAATGAAAACAATTGTGGTATAATTTTTAAATAAAAAAATGAAAGAATTGGAAGATAATATTAACATACTTCAAAAAAGAATTAAATTCTTAGATGAGCAATTAAATCAAGCAAATGAAAAAATAGATTCTTATGAAACAGGCGATAGAAGTTTATATTACTCTATTCAAAGAAAAATGTCCGAGATGTCTAAGATGTTAAATAGCCAAAATTTAAACAATATTGATATATCAAGTAAATCAGATGCTACATTTGAAAGAATTTTTAAATTATTAGAAAAAATGGAGGCTATTTCAAATGCATCAACTTCACTTGCTAAATCATTAGGACTTAAAAAAGATTCAGAATCAAAAGGCAATTTTACCGATAGTTTAGCAGAAGATAGAGCATAATGCAAGAAACAATAGAAATATACGGTTCTACAATTAAACTTCCAGTTAATACAAAAGAGGCAGAATGTATTAATTATGGGTTGCCCAAAAAAGAACAAAAATGGAAACGAATGCCATTGCCTTCTTTTTTTGATACAGTTGAATATGATAAGACTGGTAATTTATTGTTATCCCCCGAACAAGAAGAGTATGCGGTAGAAGAAGTTAAAAGGTGCAAAAATGGGATTTGGGTTTTTATTGGGGGTAAAATAAGGTATATACCTAAAAGATATTATTTTTATTTACAATATTATACATTAGAAGATGGCACTGCGCCAGATTTTAGAGAGGCTGATAGGCTTTATTATCTTTTCTTTGAACATTGGTTTTCAGTGTTGTGGTGTTTGGGTATAATTAGAACCAAAAAAAGAAGGCAGGGTGCTTCTTCTCAATCATGCTCTAATATACTTTACGAATCAATTTTTTATAAAAACTCAAACTGCGGGTTAATATCAAAAACAAAAGAGGATAGTAAAGATACTTTTACTCAAATGATTACTATGGCTTATAGGATGTTACCCGCTTTCCTAAAGCCAAGACAAGTTAATAAAGAGGACAGTGTAACGGAACTTGTATTTGCTCATAAGTCTAACACAATTAAAGCAGGTTCGGCTGCGGGTTCAAAAGAAAGCGAAGGGCATAATTCAAGAATTAACTATAAAGCACCAGTATTAAATGCTTACGATAGAGGTAGGATGAGTTATGTATTAGGGGATGAGTTCGGTAAGCTACCAAAAGATGTACCAGCTTTTAGGTTATTATCTATTATAGCTAAAACCCTAGTAAAGGGGGTAAAAAGGGTAGGTTGGATTGATATGCCATCCACTGTAAATGAAATGACAAAAGGGGGTGGTGCGGAGTATAAAAAAATATGGGATTATGCTAATCAATTTAAGAAAAAACCAACTGTAAATAGAATAGTAAGATTTTTTCAACCAGCTTACGAAGCATACGAAGGATTTATTGATGAATATGGGGATAGTGTAATAAACGAACCAACAGAAGAACAGTATGAATATTTAGTAAGTAAATGGGTTCAAAGAAATGAATATGGGGAATTAATATCTGAACTTTCAGAAGAAGATATTAGGTTGGGTTCAAAGCATTATGTTCTTATAAAAAGAAGGCAAGATTTAGAGGGAGTAGACCTTGAAGAAGAAATAAGAATGAACCCTTGTGATGAAGATGAAGCATTTTTATCCGCCGTATCGGATTGCCATTTTAATTCAGTTAATGTTAGAAAACAAAGAAAAATCATAGAAGAAACACCTCCTTTTATTAGAAAAGTATCTTTTTATAGAAGATTAGACCAAACAGTAGGTTGGAGAGATGATGAAAATGGGAATTGGAGCATATTGCATTTCCCTAAAAAAGAACAAGAAAACAAAAATACAATAAAAGATAGGCTAAAAACACCATCTAATATTTCAGAATATGTAATGGGAGTGGATGGGTACGCAAATAGTCAAGGAATAAATGGAGGTAGAAAGTACGGCTCAAATGCGGCAGGATTTATATTTGATAGGTCTAAAATGATGTTTATTGCTATGTATTTTGGTAGACCTAGAACAAAAGAATTGATGCACGAACAAATTATGTTAGCATCTGAATTTTATGGATGTAAGGTTTGGTATGAAAAAACAGCAGACGATTATTTAACATATTTTAGAGAAAGGGGGAAGGTGGCATATCTAGGGAAATATCCAATATCATGCATAGACCCAGAAAAAAGAGAAACTTATGATAGGTTTTATGGGTTTCCCATATCCCCATTCGCTATGACAAAGCAGCTAGATTCATTAATAGCGTATTCAGATAATGATAAAATAACAGGGGAAACGCTTTGCGATAGGATATACTTTGATAAACTTTTAGAGCAAATGCTTGTTTTTGAAGCAGAAAAAAGAACGGAATACGATGCGGTAGTTGCCGCAATGATTACCCTTTGTTGTGCTTTAGAACCAGTGAATAGACCCAATAAAATAAGCGCACCACTAATAAAAATATATAACTAATTAAATTTTAATACATTTTTAACATTTTTTTTAAAAAAAATGTATATTTGAAGTATTAAGTAAATATACATTAGTGAATAATATATCTAATATAGATTCATTTGGAACGTCAAGTTCATCAGCCGTAAAAAATTTTCAATTATCTGGGGATATATCAAGTAAATTAGAAAAATCCTATGGGAAAGAAGTAGCTAATTATATATTTTCTACTATAAACGGAACAAATAGCTATTATTGGAATAGGAATAATAGGTTTTCAATCAATAGGCAGTATGCCAATGGTAAGATAGATATGAGCCGTTTTGTGGATAGGCTTGAAATGAATGGGAAAACAAATTATGTTAATTTGAATTGGAATTGCATAAAAATGTGCAATACTATAATAGGTAGGCTTGTTGGAGGATGGATGGGTAGACTTGAAAAAATAAACATTACAGGGGTAGACCCAATATCAGTTAATGGCAAAAGAGAACAAGCGGAACAAGCCGAATTTGTGTTCGATAACAAAGAAATGCTATCGCAATTACAACAAGAATCTGGTGTGCCGCTTATCCCTAAAGACCAATTTATAGCAGAAGATAAGGATGAATTAGAGCAATGGATGTCGGAATTTAATAAAACCCCAGAGGAAATAAAATACGAAATTGGATGCAATAATGTACTTCATTCAAACGGATGGTTCGATGTCTTGAAAAATAAGATGCTACATGATTCGGCAGAGGTTGGGCTAGTTTGCACTTATACATACCTTAATCAAGAAGGGGAAATTATTGTAGAATGGGTAAGACCAGAAAACGCCTTTTATTCGTATTCAGAATATGACGACCTAAGAGATACAGTGTGGAGGGGGAGAATGACTACATTAAAAATAAGCGAATTACGTAAAAAGTATGGCATAGAGGGTGGAGGGGAATTAACAGAGGAGCAAATATTTGTTATAGCCCAAACATCCAAAGAATATAGGATGCTAGACCAACTTAGGTGGATGCAACAGTGGAATGTTTCTATTATTAGACCGTATGATGAGTGGAATATAGATATAATGGAATTTGAATTAAAAAGTTTAGATAACGAAGAATTTTTAATAACAAAGACTGGTAAGGGTAGCACATTAGTAACAAAAGGCAAATTTGATAAATTAAAAGCAAATCAAAAGGTAGTAGATAAGAAAACATGGAATATTTATCGGTGTGTTTATGCACCTCAATCTAGGACTATTTTAGAATGGGGTATAAAAGAAAATATGATAAGACCACAAGACCCTAAAGAAAGCGGTAATGTAGAATTTTCGTATAGCTTCTTTATGTACCAAAACTATGATATGAGAAATGTGGCAGTTCCAGAAAAGATAGAAGAACCGCTAGACCAAATGATTATAGCTAGGCTTAAAATACAGCAACTTGTAGCTAAAATGAAGCCATCTGGTAGTGCTATTAACATTGATTCGATGCAGGAAATTGATTTAGGGTTGGGGGATTTTACAAAGCCATTAGAAGTACAAAAAATATACGAACAAACGGGTAATCTTTACTATCGTGGAAGAGATGCGGAGGGTAACCCAATACCAATACCAATACAAGAGCTTTCAAATTCAGGGTTTATAGGTCAAATGCAAGCTTTAATTAGTTTGTATCAATTTCATTTACAAGTATTAAAAGATGAGTTAGGGCTTGACCCAAATATGTCGCAAAGCATAGCAGCCCCAAGAGTTACTTCTAGGAATGCAGAAAGCGCAATGATTATAACAGATATAACAACTGAACATATTTATAAGGCATATTTAAGATGCATGGAAGATGTTGCTAAAAAAGTATCCTGTTTATTAAATACAAGTGTGGTTCATGGAGCAAAAAAATATAGAGAACTTCTTAAAATAGATGAAGTTTCGGGTAGAAATTTCTCTACCAAAATAGAAATGCTTCCAAATGAACAAGAAGTTCAAAAACTAGAAGCGTTATTAAATGAATCAATAAGCGCAAACAAAGATTTTATACTTTATATAGACCCATTCAAATTATTGAGAGTAGCAAAGGAAAACATAAAATTTGCTGAATTACTTTTTAGGCAAGCACAGAAAAGGTATTTAAAATCACAAATGGAGATTGCTCAAAAAAATAGTGAGTATAATGCGGAAATTCAAGTAAAATCTCAACAGGCAAAAGCTGAATCAGATGCTTCTCTTGAAAATCAAAAAAATAAAGCAAAAGAAAAGCAAATACTACTTAGTGGGTACTTTGATTTAGTAAAATCAGGCGTTCAAGTTCCGCAAGATATAACGTTTGTTTTGTCGGAAGTTATTAAAAGTGTTGCTGTTCCTTTAGCTATGCAAAATCAGCAAACACAAATGGAATTACAGCAACAAGCTATGGCAGAACAACAACAAATGGAAGAACAACAAATGGGTGGAGAACAAATGGAAGAAGGACAAATGGGGGAAATTAGTAATGAATTTCAACAACAAATGTAAAAATACAAATCATGGCAGTAAGTGAAACGAAAGATTTAACTAATAATTTCAATGCTTCTGGGAGTGTTAAATTAGATATAGGCGGATGGGATTATGCTATACTTCATATAGTTACTCCAAGTGGCACTGTAAATTTTAAAACATCAAATGATGGTGGATGGGTTAATGGGGTAAGTGATGGTGGGGCTTCCGCTTCTACAAATTACCTTGCAGTACAAGGAACAAACTTAACAACAACAACACAAGCATCGTCAACTGCGGCAAGTGGCATTTTTAGGTTTGACCACATTGGCGGGTTTTTTCAAATAGATGGAGCTGGGGTTACTTGCGTTAAAGCCATAATTAGATTATTTAAAATAAATTAAACAAATAGATAAATATATGTCAGTAGAAAATCATGTTGAAAACATTACGGAACAACAACAACAAGGCGATTTAATGCCAAACCCTTTTGATGAAGGTAGTTGGTTAGATGGGAACAATCAAGCGAAACAGATAGATGTTAATGATGATGCCAATACCCCAGATGTAGATATCATGGAAGATACAGCGGAAAAATTCGACCATGATAAATGGGTTAAAGAAAATTTCGGGTATGAAAATGTAGAAACTGCAAAAAAAGAAATAGATAGTTTTAAAAATAATACCCAACAAGAAAAAGTAAAATTCGCCAATGAAGAAAGCGAAAATATTTATAAAGCTTTACTAGAAGGGAAAACAGATGATGTTTCTGATTATCTAAGCAATAAAAGAAGGATAGATAAATTATCAATCAGTCAAGTTGATAGTACAATTGCAGAAGAAATTTTAAAACTTAGTATTCAGCAAAAAAACAAAAATTTAACAGAGGATGAAGTAGAATTTGCCTTTAAAGATAAATATTCAATTCCCGAAAAACCAAAACAAAAAATTGATGAATTAGACGAAGAATTTGAAGAAAGGGTAAGCGAATGGAGTAACAATGTCGATATAATCAATAAAAGAATGGTTATAGATGCTAAAATAGCACAACCAGAAATAGAAAAATTAAAAAGTGAATTAGTATTGCCAAATATTCAAACCAATAACTTAAATGAAGCTAATAAGCAAGAAGAATTGCAGCAAATAGCGGAAGTAAGAAAAAAGTTTGAATCGGCACTAGAGAATCAATATAAAAATTTCGATGGCTTTTCTATCACTTTCAAAGACGAAAGTGCGGGTATAGAAATACCTATTTCTTATAAGCCAACGGAAGAAGAAAAAATAGGTTTGAAAAATGCACTTGCAGATTTTAATCATTCAGAGTATTTTGGGAATCGTTGGTTTGCCGAAGATGGTAGCCCACAAATCAATCAAATGATGTCCGACAAATACTTTTTGGAAAATAGAGAAAAAATAATGCAAAAAGTAGCCAATGAATCGGCTATGCAAATGAAACTTAAAATGATTTCATATCAAAGCAATATTAATTTATCAGGTTCAACAACCCAACAAGCATTTTTGCCGCAAAATAATAATTCAGAAATGGATAAATTTGCAGCATCAATTTTTATGGGGTAATATTTTAAAAAAAAATAAAAAATTAAAAAATGCCGTCATCAATACCAACAACAAATATCTTGCAACCAGGTGCGGTTGCGTTGCAAGCAAATAGGGCTTTAATAAGTAGCCTACAATTACTAAAACCGCAATATTGGAATATGTACGTTGAAAAATTCGGTAACGAAGATTTTACGTGGTGGTTATCTACATTCGGAGGAATGGAGGAGGTTAAAAACAGAGATTTCTTCTGGTTTGAATCAAGAGGTAAATTAATGTTAGCTGTTAATAACCTTACAGCAGTTACAGCCCCAGCAGTAGGAGCAACTGTATCTATTACTGTATCAGATGGATACTTTGATAGTGGTACAGCTAACCCAATTAGAGTTGGTGAAACATTGCGTGTCGCATCTTCAAATATTGAAGGTGAAGTTTTGACAGTTAATAGCGGCACTCCAAGTGCTTTTGTTATTACCGTTAGACCTAAAATGGCTACACAAGCCTTTGTTTCAGCAGGTTCTGCAAACCTCTTAGCAGGTGAAACATTATTGCTAGGTGGTGATATGGATGCTGGTGAAGCTTCTGATGGTATTGTGGGTCAACAACACTTAGATGTAAAGTATGCCAACTCAATAACCGAAATGAGAGAAAGCTGGCAAGCAACAGACCTAGCTGAAATGACAGAAGTTTTTTATGATTCAGGCGTTTCTGGGTCATTACCAACAGCACAAGCTGGAACTTCTTATTTCACTTACAAAGGGCTTGTGAAAGCAAATGAACGTTTTAAAAATAACGTTGAGTTTAAGTTAATGCGTGGTAATTACCAAACAAACACTGGACTTTCAAGTTCAACTGGCGCACAAGGTATTTTACCAGCGATAGAAGAAAGAGGCGCAACAGTTACATATACTCCAGGTACGTTAGATATTGCAAAATTGCATGAAATAACACGTATTATGGATGTAAATGGATGTGCAAAGCAAAATATGTGGTTGCAGGATGTATTCCAAAAACAAAACTTTTCAGATGGTATTTTCGCAGCTTACCCAGCGGGTGCTTTTGTTTGGGGAAAGGGTGAAAAATCAGAAGAAGCTAGTGTTGCTTATGGATTCCAAAACTTCTTTATTGATGGCTATTTGTTCCAAACTAAAAAATATAGTCAATTCAATTCAGAAGTTGTTTATGGTAAAACACCAACAACCGATTACTACCGTAACTATGGAGTTATTTGCCCATTAGGAGAAAGCAGAGATGGTAGAGATAGTTCTAAGTCTTACAAGAACATTACTATCATGTATCAACAGCCTCCTAAAGGTGGAACAGTAGGTAACGGTATTAGAGTATGGTCGCATGGTGGTGGTTCTACAAATCCTACCAATGGTAAAATGGAGGATAAAGTAGAAATGATTACCTATCGTTCATCAAGAGTGGTGGCAGCAAATCAGTTTGTTGTCGTTCAAGATTAGTATTAAATTTTATATGTGGGGGGTGATGCCCCCACATATTATTATCCCCCGAGATGGGGGAGGGTAGACATAAAAAACCCTTAATTTATCAAAAAATAATTATAAAAATGAGCAAAAGTCAACAAGGCGTAAGTCTAGGCACAATTAAAAATTCATCAATGAGCCATGATGAATTAGCAGATAAAAATTCACTACAAAATGAACTAGATTATTCTAATATAGCAACATCCGAAAGAGCTGAAATAGAATCTGGGTTTGTTATTTTTAAATTAGTGAATACTAAAAAACAAGGTAGGGTGCATATAGACCATATTAACGATGCCGTCAACCCTAAAACAAATAAAGTTGAAAGATTGAGGCTATTATCTGGGATTAATTCCATTTGGTTAAAAGACCAAAAAGAAGTTACAGAGGAGTACGCAAAATCAAATAGACGTTCTCTTGTTTTTGAAGGTAAAATATTGCGAATACCTAGTTGGGATTACACTGCCATAGAATTTGCAAGAACTTGTAGTCATTGTATAGATAACCCAAAAAGAAAATCTGGTTCTAAAACTGAATTTTTTGAATGGAATCCTTCAAAACAAGCAGAAGAGGCACTAAAAAGGCAGCATTTCAAAATTGATGCAATGCAAAAAGCACTTACCTGTCCAGAAGATAGGATGAAAAAACACGCACTTTACTTAAACGTTTCTTTTATTGATGAAGTGGGTATGCTAAAAACAGCAGAATTAATAAGAAGGGATTATGCACTTAAAGCAGAAGAAAACCCTCAAAAATTCATGGACACGTATGATAGTGAACTTGTTGAAATTTCATATCTTATTAAAAAAGCGGTATCTGAATCAAAAATAGATACTGGAAGGGAAAGGAATAAGGCATATTGGGCAACTGGCAAATTTATATGCTCAATACCACCTAGCCAATCTACTAATGAATCATTATTAGAGTTCGCTTCATCTAAAACACCAGAAGGGGTGGAGTTTTTAGAGCAACTTAAATTGGTTAATTAATTTCCCCCTAGTGAGTAAGTAAACCTCCTATAAATTTATAGGGGGTTTACTATTTTTGGTTATATTTGGGAAACTACTAATTTTATGAATGTTAATACGGTTTATTCATTGATAAACTACATAACAAACAAGGTTCAAAGTGGGTATATTAGCCCAGATGAATTTAATTTAATTATAAACCAATCCCAATTTTCCTACTTATCTACATTTATACGCCAATTTCAACAATACCAACATGGTAGACCAATACCAAAATATCAATTTGGAAATAATGAAATTACAAGGCAAAGCATAACCCCATTTATAACAAATATTACATTGACGATTGATGGTCAAGGCATCGTTGCGTACCCAAATGATTATATTGTAACAGATACCATTTTGACTATTGGGGATGGGGTTGTAAAATATGTTCAACAAAACCAACTTTCTGCTTTTTTAAAAAGCAAAATAGATAAAATAGAAGATAATCCTATATATGTTATAGAAAATAATAGGTTTAAGTTTTACCCAAATAATATTGGGAGTGTAAAATTAAGTTACATAAAAAAACCAAACGATATTATATGGGGCTATACTATTAATGTAGATGGCATACCAGTTTATGATATAAATACAAGTGAAGATCCAGAATGGGATGATTTGGATATGCTAGAAATTATAAGTAGAGCATTAAGAATGGTAGGGGTTAATCTTCAATCAAATGCCGTATCTCAATATGCTAATGAAATAACTAAAACAGGTCAATAATGGCAACTATAACACGATATGAACTTTGCGAAAGAATACAAAGGGTTATCTATAATGGTTTGCCAAGTGATGATGCAACCATAACAATACCATTAATAAATATATGGATTAATGATGCAATAGGTTCAGTTGCAAAAGCTAACTATACTGAATCTATACAAATAGATGGGGTGGCTTATGTAAATAACTCTTTTTACATTACATTTAAAGATTTAGCAATTATAGAAGATGATACGTTTATTTGGAAGTTTACACTACCTCAAATACCATTAGGGTTAGGTAAGAACGAAGGTATTAGTACGGTTCAGTTTAAAAAAGACGGTAAAATATCATTTACAGCAGCCCCATTAAGTCAAAACCAATTAGGATACGTAAGCACACTTAGACAAGTACCAAATAAAATATTTTATTGGAATGAAGGTAACACCGTTTATATAAATAGTCCTTTGATTTTATCGCAATATAAAGCAGTGGTAAGAATGATAAGCGGTGGGATTGGAACTGATTTAGAAAGTACGGTAAATGTTCCAGACGATTATATAAAACCTATTATTGATTATGTTGTTAAATACCTTTTAACAGAAAGAAGTCAACCAATAGATGTAGTAAACGATGGAAACGATATAAAATAAAAATATGAAAGCAGTATTAAACCAAGTTATTTTAAAGCCATTCTTAAGCGATATCGTAAGTTTAGGGGGTATATTAGTTCCAGAAAGTTTTAAGGAAAGGAGCAGTAAGGCATTGGTTATTTCAGCGGGGAATGGAACAAAAAAAAGACCTATGTTATACAAAGAGGGTCAAACGGTTTATCATGTTAAGGGGCATGGAATGGAAATTGAAAAAGAAGGCGAAAAATATTTTATAATGGATATGGATGCAATCCTAGCCTACGAAGATTAATAAATTTTATAAAATGGCATATCAATCACAACAATATATTACACTTGATTCAGTGGTAAATAATTACTTAGACCAATCTGAACAAGGGATTCATAAATATTATAAGATATGGCAATTAGCTTTTAGAGGGCTAGAACAATTGGGGCTTGATTTTTTTTATACAGTAAAATCTGTTAAGCTACCAGTTAATAATAATAAAACAGTTTCTCTACCTTCTGATTTTGTAAAATATACAAAAATAGGAGTGCTTAACAATAACGGAGAAATAGCCGAAATTAAATTTAATAATAATCTAACAACATTTGCCGATTTACTACCAGATAGAAACGATAAAATAGAAGATAATTATCTATTTGGTAATTATAATTGGAAGTCCACTACATTCTATAATTATTGTGGTGTTATGGGTGGTGGAGTAGTTTATGGGATACCTAGCGGTGGTGCATATATAGGGTCTTTTAAAATAGACCCAGAAAATAATCTAGTTGTATTAAATGAAAGCTATGGGTATGATTATTTAATGGTTGAGTATATCGCAAGTCCAAAAGAAGGAGAAGAAATATTATTGCCAGTCCAGTTTAGAGAAGCGTTAATTTCTTACGTTTCATGGCAAGATATTGTTTTTATGCCTAATTCAAGAAAGGGAGCTTTAGGGGATAAAGCACAAAGAAAAAATAACTTTTACAATGAAAGAAGATTGGCAAATGCTAGATATAAACCATTTTATTTAAGTGAGGCGTATGAACAAAGTCTTCAAAATACTAGAATAACCGTAAAGGCTTAATTTATTAACAAAAAGGTAAAAAATAACTTTCTAAAGAAATGCCTAATATAAATAGAAATTTTACTGGTGGATTAAACTTAGACGACCATGAATATAGGGTATTGGAGGGTGCGTATATTGATGCTCTTAATATAACAAGAGATTCGCAAGGAGAAGCTAAGGATGGGGTAGTATCAAATATACTAGGCAATTATTTGGTAAATAATGCACTACAGGGCGGTGAAAATAAAATAATAGGTGCGTATGGGGATAAATTAAACAATAGGGTTTATTTTTTTAATTGGAATAGTAACGGGTATAATGGTATTTACTATTATAGTATAAATGAAAATACAGTAACAAAAATTTTACTAAGCAAAGTAGATAGTGGAGGTATTGATATTTTAAAATTCAACCCATCATATAAAATATATGGAGTAAATGTTATCAATAGGGATATTTCAGAAGGGGATTTATTGTATTTTAATGATAATATAAATGAACCAAGAGTAATAAATATATCAGACGAATATAATGTTTGGTTGGAGGAATATATAAAGGTAATAAAAGCACCTCCGCAAATGCCAGCTAAAGTAACTTATGAAAATAACGATGCTAATAGTGGTGTATCAATAAATGTATTAAGTGGAGTAAAAACAATAGACCAAAACCTTTTCACTGGTGGAGGACAAACAGATTATATTACCATTGATTCAATCACATCTTCGGTTTTTACTCTAGGTAGTGGCGGGTCAGAACTTATATATAATGGGTTAAATGCAAATATTAATTTTAATTTTACATTTGGGCTATTCTTTAATATAGATGTTGGTGGTGCGGTAATAGAAATATTAAAAAATGGTGTAGAAATTATAGGCACAAGTCAAAATGTTAGTGGGTTTGGTGGTATATCATACTCAAAAAGCTTTACAGAGGGTGTAATAAGTGGTGATATTATAAAAATAAGAGTATCATTGGATAGCCCTATATCTTATCCTACTGAATTTTTTATATGTGATGGCGGTTCTATAAATGGGTCAACGGTAACCATCCCACAAGAAATTACAGTAAATAACCTTAGAAATAGCCTATTCCAATTTAGGTATAGGTTTGTGTTTTCTAATTTTGAAAAATCGGTATGGAGTTCCGCTAGTATAGTCCCATTACCAAATCAAGATACATTATTTTTAACCCAAGATGAATTAACAAAAAACGCAAGAATATCTGTTTCTATGAGTACGGGTGGGCTTGACGTAATAAAAATAGAACTTGCTGGTAGAAGAACTAAAAATGGCATTACTAGCGATTGGTTTCTAATAAAAGTGTTTGATAAAAAAGATTTAGTTATTGATAATAACGACATTTTAACATACAAATTTTATAATGATGGGGTGTACTCTACCGTTGATGTGTTGGAGGCGGCTCTTTTATTTGATAACGTTCCAAAAATAGCAAGGGCGCAAGAATTAATTAATGGTAATACATTGATTTATGGAGGCATAAAAGAGGGGTATGATTTAATTAAACCCGATACCGATGTTTTAATTAATCAAAATCAAGATGGGTTCTTTATAGATTATTGCGGGCTTCTTTTTTTCGCACAAATAAATGGCATAGATAGCGGCTCTATTGGGGCTAAAATGAAAATTTATATTTATGGAACTGGGGAAAATGTAGGTGGAGAGGTTAGCCAATTAAATAATTCAAGTGGTACATTTATTATTAATGCGGTAAACAACTTAGGGGATTCGGTTGGCATATCTGTTTCAAATAATACTCCAAGCAAATCTACTAATGCATTGCTAGGAGATATTTCAACAGCACTACAAGCTAATGGGTGGGTTCAAAATAATTTAATTAATAACGTTCTAACTGTAACTTATCCATCACCAGTACGAATATTGTCTAGTGGGGTTTCATTTTTAGAATCAATTGGGATACCAGAAAATACAAAATACGCAAATGCGTTCGATGCGGGATATGAATATGCTTTGCAATATTTCGATAAAGAAGGGAGGACAAATGGGGCATCAATAAGCGCAGTACCTACATTCCTAACACCATCTAAAGGGGCATCTGATTTTTGCCAACCTAGATTAATAATAAATAATAGACCACCTTTGTGGGCATCCTATTATCAAGTATTACGTTCAAACAATACTACTTACGGTAAAAGACTTTCATGGGTTAGTCAATCAGCATATTCCGATAAGGTAAATAATATTTTAGGAGAAAAATATGCCTATATAGGGGTAGGCAATATAAATGATTATAATAAGGAACTAACAAGTACAGAAACAGTAATTTCTTATTCATATCAGCAAGGGGATAGGGTAAGGTTTATTAGTAGATTTTCAGCTAATGGCAACAAGATTCCTATAACAATAGTAGACTATGAAATATTAGGGGTAGCAAATAATATTGTTGTTGACGGGAAATTAAGAGAGGGTAGCTTTATCAAAATATATTATCCAACAAATGATATAAATTCAGGGTTCTTATTTGATGGCACAGCTAATTTTCAAAATTATGAAATATTTTTATATAGCTATATTCCTAACCAACTATCAACACAAAGACCATTTTTTGAGTTTGGAAAATGTTTTGGTATAGGAAATGCGGGGAGTTCAAATGCTTATCATATAGGGCTTAATCAAACCCAAAAAGAAGATTTATCATTACCCGCACTTATTGATATTGTAAATGGTGATTTGTTTTATAGAAAAAGAAAAGTACCAGTTGGGCAGTTGTATAATATTGAATCTCAAACATACCTTCAAACAGTAGATTATTCTACCGTATCAATAGTGCTTAGTCAGCCAATTTCAATACCGCTAGTATATGAACTAAATTCAAATAGCCCGCAGCAAGCAAATTTGGATTTATCTTCTTATCCGTTTAATAATAGCGCAAACCCAACATATAAAAATAATTCAAATACAAGCCAATTAATAAGGGTAAGAGGGTCATTGAATACGGCTATAAAAGATACTAATGGCGGAAGTATTACCTTATATGGTAAGGTTTGTTTAACATCTGGCAATCCTGAAATTTCTAATATAATTCCATATAGCGGCTCTTTGGTAGTAGGAAATTCATATAATTACTTATTTGATAAAATAATATCAATCCCTTCTGGGGCATCATTTTGGTTCGTTGTATTTGCCTATCAAGCCCAATACGTTTCAATATCTGAATTAAGTATTCAATATGTTGCTAATAGAGAAATAGAATTGATGGAATCAAGTTTTAGCGATGTAAATTTAATAGTAACAAATAGTAATGGTAGGGTATCGGTTGTAGATGAAAATGCAAAAGAAACATATTTCCCAACACTTGTAAGGTTTAGCCAATCGTACCAAGCAGACACAAATATAAATGGCACGAATAGATTTTTTGCAGAAAATTTCGATACGTATGATAGGGGGTTTGGGGATATAATGAGGTTTCATATAAGAGATAGATATCTTAAAGTGTACCAAAAATTAAAAGTAGGCAATGTGCCTGTATTAACGCAAATAGTTAAAGATGTTGCGGGTAACCCATTACAAGCAAATACAGACCAACTTATAAATAAAATCCAATATTATTCGGGGGATTATGGAATAGGGGATAGCCCTTGTAGTTTGGCATGGGATAATTTTTCAGATTATTTTGTAGATGATTTTAGAGGAGTAGCTTGTAGATTAAGCCAAGATGGGATAACGCCAATAAGTATTATTTATAAAGCAAATTCCTTTTTTGTAGATAATTTAAAAGCTTATAGGGAATCTTTGAATAATGGGATAGCACAAGTTGGTAGTGTATATATGGGTAATCCAACGGTGTATGGGGCTTTTGATTCATTCAATAATAAATATATTGTTTCATTAGAGGAAATAAATAGATATTCAAACCCCAATACGCTTATATTTCACCAAGACCCATACACAATAGTTTTTGATGAAAAAACAAATCAATGGGAAAGTTTCCACTCCTACCACCCAGAGTTCACTTGTTCAGTAAATACATTATTTGTTTCTTTTAAAAATGGGCAATTATGGGTGCATAATAGCAATGTTTACTGTAATTTTTATGGAGTTCAGTATGAATCGTACATAACTTGCGTTTTCAATAATTTTTCAATATCTAAAAAGACGTTTATTAGTATTACTGAATATGCAAATACTATATGGGATTGTCCAATAATAACATCGCAAATGAATAGTTATGGCTCAATAAAACAAGAAAGTTCATTAAGTAGTGGTAATTTTAGAGAATTAGAGAGTAATTATCATAGTAATTTTATGAGGGATATAAATTCAATAGGAGGGATTATAAATGGCAGTCAATTAAAAGGTAATTATTTAAAAGTAAAACTTAGAAAAAATAACGCCAATCAATATTATTTTATAAATTTGGTATCGGTAAACTTTATCGAAAGTCCATTAAATAAACAGTAGAATATGGCAGCCTCATTACTTTTAGCAGCAGCACCCGCAATAGCGCAATCAACAGCGGGATTATTTCAAACAATATTTAGTGGTAGAAAAAAAGCGCAAAGAGAACTAGAAAATAGTTTAAATAGTAACCCTATTTACAATCCCAATAAGGGCGTTTTAGATTTTTACCAAGAAGCATTAAATAGGGCAAATCAATCCACATATCAAACAGCTCAATTTCAAAATGCACAAAAAAATGCACAAAGAACAACAGCGACAGGTATTTCAGGGCTTCAAGATAGAAGAAGTGCATTAGCGGGAATAAGTAGATTAACAGGTATAGAAAACGATGCCATGAATAACGCAATAGTTCAAGCAGAACAACTAAATAACCAAAGATTTAGAGAATTAGGAACAGCTACAGGCATGAAAGCATCGGAAGAAGGGAAGGCTTTTGAGATAAATAGACTAACCCCTTATCAAAGAAGGTTGCAAATGAATATGATGAAGTCATCGGCTGCAAATGAAAGGTTTAATGCAGGGTTGAGTAATTTATTTAGTGGTGGTGCTAATGCAGCAAGTATATTCGGTAGCGGTGTAGGTAAAAATAATGTAGGAGACGGAGTAACGCCAAATACAGTAGGTGGTAATAGAGTTGCCGAAAGTACTATAATAAATCCATTAAGTTCTTACGGTCAAGTTGTAGATAGACCTTTACCAACAAGAAATGCTTTTAGCGAAGATGAATTTAACTTAGATAATTTTATACCAAGAAAGAAAATATAAAAGATGCCCAATAGAATTATACAATTTCAAAATAACCCATATTCAGGTGGGGCTGTTATTTTTGATTCTTCGCCATATACTAATTACTTTATCCAAGAACAAAAAAGAGAATTAGCAAAAGATGAAGCACTAGATAGGTATTTCATGGAATGGGATAAGTCAATTAACCCAGCGGGCATGAGGCAGCAAGATACGCAAGACCTTATCAACCAAATGAGTGAAAACAAAAAATTTTACTTTGAAAGAAAAAAAGAAATAAAAAACCCATCATTAGATAATGGAATAGCATATAATGAATGGTATTCAAGAAATAAGCAAGCCGAAAGTTTAATAAATAGGTCAAAAGAGTTAGCAGAAAAAGAATCATTAATAAATAGGGCGGTGATTCAAGCAAAACAAAAAGGGCTACCTATTACAGATAAAGTATTGCAAGATTTAACATATTTAAGAAAACCTTTAAATAGTACGGATTGGAAAGATTTTGATATTGAAAATTTAGATTTTGAAGCTAAACCTTTTGACCAAATAAAATTTACGAAAGATATTTTTGGGGATGTTAAATTTTCGGAAAAAATTAAAACTGAAAAGAAAGTACCTGAAAATGGAACTATATTAAGAACTTATGAAACATATATGCCCGATGAGGCAATGCCAATGATTGCATCTAGGGCTAGTGCAGCTTATAAAAATAGCCCATCTGTAAAGGAATTTGTAGATTATTCAGTAAGGCAAAATTTCCCACAACTAAATAGGATTTTTTCATCTAAATTCAATAGAAATATAGAAAGTGGGGAAGATGCCGCCACAGCAATAGCATTAAGTTTTAGCCCAATAGGTAGTACTAGAGATAAGGTAGAAAATGATAGGTCGGTAAGTTTCAATAGAGGAGGAGCAGGTAAAAGTAATTCAGTAACGGATTGGGTTATAAGGTTTAAGGATAAAACGGAAAATGGTAGTGTAGAAGATATGGTAAATATAGGTAGGGAACTACTTTCGTTTAAAGGGGGTGATAAGCAATTTGTAAATTTAGAGGTAAATAGAAAAAATAAAGGGGTAACTGTTTGGTATAAACCAAAATTAAGTAGTGGTAGATTTTCAGATGAAACAATAACTCAATATTTTAATCCCACAGACCCAAATTTTTATTTTAAATTAGCAAGACTATTTCAGGAATCTTCTGGTTCAAATGCATCCCTTAAAGCTAATATATTAAAAGGTAAAGCAGATTATACCAATGAACCAAAAGGAAATGAAAAAATAGGTAATAAGGGAATCAATTTAAAAAACATACCAAAAGGGGGATTTTAAAATATGCCACAAAACGATATATACAACTTTTTAAAAGAAAATAACCTTACTCAAAAAGACGAAAAAAGTTTTTTAGAAGAGTATTCTAACCCCGAAAAAGCAAAAGAGCTTTTTGGATTTTTTCAGTCTAATGAGTTAACAAAAAAAGATTTTAATTCATTCTACGATACTTACTTAAAAAAAAAAGAACCTTCCATATCTTCAAGTGGGAAATTACCATTACTACAAGAAACTAACCCACTACAACAAGGAGATTATATCACTAGCGGTAAAATTATTACAGATGCTAGTAAAAGTATTACTAATGCTAGTAAAAGTGTTCAGCCAAAACAAAAAAGCAATCAATTCCTAGAAATAGGAGAAACAGTTACCCCAAAAACACCAGTAAATAAAGCAGGGTTTCCAATAGGTATTAAACCAAAAAGGGATGATACCGAAAATGAAGAACGAGGATGGATATTAAATACTATTTCAGCATTAGATAAAGGGTTTTATAAAAATTTTGTAGGCAGTCCAATAAAAGGATTAGGAACTTTATTGCAACAAGGAACTAAAAAAATAATTGGTGGTACTGGCGAAGGTTTTATTAGTGATGCATTAATTAAATTTGGGGATTCTTTTAATAATGCTATTGATGAATTAACACCACAAGATGAAAGGTTTAAAAATAGTTTATCTGACCAATTTGCACAAGCGTTCGGTCAAGTAGGTTCAATGGTAGTTACTTCGGGTATTGGTGGTGCTGCATCAAAAGGTGCGTCAGCAGCAAGTCAATTAGCCCCTAAAGCATTTGGCACAACTACTGCATTAAAAGAGATAGGATCTAATTTATTAAATCCTTCTGCTGTTAGTGCAGGGTTAGTTATGGGTCAATCGGAATTTGATAAGGCTAAAAAAATCGGCGCAACAGACGACCAAGCCTTTGAAGCATTTTATAAAAATGCAGTAGTAGGTTCTGTTCTTGAAAAAATACCAGTAATGCAGTTTATGAAACGGTTTAATAAGTATACTGGCGGCGGTGTTGTTAATTATATTAAAACAAAAGGAGTTGAAGGTATAAAAGGTGGACTTGAAGAAATGACTACCGAAGTATTACAACAACTTTATGCAAATAAAACAGCAAAAGATATTTACAATGTTAATCAAAGTTTATATGAAGGATTAACAGAAAACGGTGGAATAGGTTTTGGAGTAGGTTTTTTGCTTAATGCTATGGGGGCTAAAGCTAAATTATTAAAACAAGAAGGTAAAAATTCAGAAGCTAAATTAATAGAAAACCAAACAAAAGAATTTGAACAAAAAGCAGAAGCAAAACCATCATCTACTAATAATACAGTATCTACTAAAATAGCCGTATTAGGGAAAAAATCAGGAGGAGAAGCGTCTTTATCTAGCTTGCAAAAAGATTTTCAAAATGGAATAATTGACGAAAATCAATATAATGAAGGGGTTAAGTTTATAGAAAAAGCAACTTTGATAAATGATACAATTCCACAAGATTTAACAGGTGAAAACAGGGCAATAGCTATTGAATTAATAGATGAAAGACAACGATTAGAAGAAGAATTAACTATAAGAGAAGAGCAAAAAAAGCAAATTGATGTAGCATTTCATAAACCATTGGATGAAGCTAACAAAGAGTTGGCTAAAAGAATTAAGGAAATAAATTTTGAGTTGGGTAAATTGGCAGATGGAGAAAGCACCACTGCATCCACCAACCCTGCATTAAGTGATGTGGAGAGTAAAAAGCAGAAGCAGTTAGAAATAATAAATAAAGAAAAGCCAGCGCCTAATGATTACAGCACATGGATTAGAAATATAGATGATATAAAAACTGCGGATGAGGCATTTGCTAATGCTAAAGAAGATGGGGCTATGTACCCTGACTTTAGCGAAAAAGATATGCAAAATGCCTTAGATAGCGGGGAAGTTACTGTTTATTCAAGTTATCCAATCAAAAACGGGGTGTTTGTTTCTCCGTCTAAAATGAACGCACAAGAGTACGCAGGAGGGAAAGGCGGTAAATTATACTCTCAAAAAGTAAAAGTTGAAGATATCGCATGGATTGATGAAGGCGAAGGGCAATATGCAAAAGTATCAGCTGGAACAACAACAGATGCAACCCCTACAACAGCAGTTAGTAAACCGACCATTTCCAAAACAGAAACAGTTGAAGCACCTACCAGCCCTGCATTAAGTGATGTAGAGAGAACCGAAAACAACTTTGCAAACGAAAACGAATCGTATAGGATAATAGTTGGAGATGATGCCTTTAATGATATTGTTGAAAGTGGAGTGGTAAGAACTAATGCAGATACTAAAGCCAAAAAAGAAGGTGGTATTGACTTGGGGAATAGACCAACTGCTTACCCTTCATTTAGTAAGGGTAAAGCATCAATGAGTTATGCAAAAGAAAACGCTAATCACTATATAATAGTAACAGAAGATGCCTCTATCCAACCGTCAAAATCAGGAAGACATGGAAAGGGTACTACAATGTTCCCAACAGATGAAAATGGCAATCATTTAAAAGAATTAAGTGGAGAAAAAGTAAAAGTTTACAAACATTTAGGCAATGGTAAGTATGAGTTGGTTTATGAGAATGGCAAATTGGTAGGTAAGCCCGAAAGCAAACCCACCAACCCTGCATTAAGTGATGTGGAAATAAAAATACCTGAGGATGGGGGTGGAAATTGGAGGCAAAAATTCAATGAAGAAAAAGACCCGTTTGTAAAGTCGCAGATATTAAGAGCCATTGCTGAAACAAATACATCCGATAAGGCGTTTTCTGATATTTTGGATGCGGTAGAGGGTATGCCAGAAGAAAGCCAAATAGCATGGGCTATTGCTAACAACCCTAATTCGTCAAAAAAAGTATTTGAACGGGCAGTATCAAACAAAGAATTACTAAATAACACCACCGAAGAAAACATTAATTCATTAAGAGAAAAAAGATTCGGCAAAACAGCCATTGAATCTAAGAGCGAAGCAAGTAACCCTGCATTAAGTGGATGGGCAAAAGAACAAGCCGATATTGAAGCAGATACTAAATTAACACCCGAACAAAAAGAAAAAGCTAAGATTGAAAGTACAGCTAAAGCGTTGGAGGAGGAGGATGCAACATTTACAGCAGACTTGACAGACAGCGATTTAGATATAAATAGTAAAAAACAATATGCCCAAAAACAGATAAAAGTTAATAACATAGAAAGTAATGGGGCTTACGCACTAATAGAAAGGGCTATTGAAAAGGTAGAAGGGTTGAGCGTAAATAATATATTTGATTTGGCTAAAAGAATAGCAAAACTTGACCGAAAACCAATACTTATAGAACATATAGCAGAAGCAATTCAGTATGAATATGGTAGGGTAGAAAACGAAAAAGACACTTTTAACCTGTCAATAGATGACGCTAAGGATGTTTTGTTAAATTGGAGTAAGGATGCTGAACCTGCCAATAAAACAAGGATGGATGAGATTGGAATTGTTGGTAAAACATATAGGGGTAGAATAAATAAATTAAAAACGGCTAAAAACCAATATGAAAAGCTAAATGAACAAGGGAAAGCGTTGATTAAAAGTTTTTTAAACAAGTACAATGACACAATAGTTGAAGATGCTAAATTAATTACAGACGAGTATTTACAAATATTATTAGATATAACCAACACGAGTGAGTTAGCAGATGTTGCTGAAAATATCCGAAAATCAGTTCAAAAAATAGAAGATAAAGAAGCAATACAATTAAGCAAATTGCCGCCTGTCAAAGAACCATTAAAAAACACAGAGAATACAGAACAGGCTTTAAAAAGATTTAGTAGTCAGCAATTATCAGAATTGCCATTGTTCAATAGAAGAAGTATTGAAAAGATGGTTAGTGAACAGTTAAAAAAATCAAAAGAAGTGTTTGTATATACACCTTTTGCAGAATTTTATGGTTTACCAAGTAAAGTTAAAAAAGTCAGATTAGATAATAATGGAAATGTTGATTTATTGGACAAAAACGATAAAAATGTTAGTGGCAAAAAATTAACTAAAGATGAATTTATTGATATTGCACAACAAATAGGGAATAGTCAAACAAGAAAAGACGCATATACTATTTCCGAAGCCTACCATAAAGCCAAATTAGATGGTAGCAATCCCGAATTAGTAGCAGCAGTAGAAGAACTTATAGGAACTAAACAAGAAACAAAAACCATAGAGCAACAAGTACAAGAATTTGGTGTAAGCAAAGAAATGGCAAAGCCTGTAACTACAATGCTTGAAAAAGTGTTTGAGGGGCTTAAAAAATCTGGGCTTGTGGTTCAAGAAACATTACAAGATTGGGTAGGGGTTGGGAAAGGAAAAGTTGATAGAAAGGCTTTAAAGCAAATCATAGGCGAAGTAGGAGCAGAAAACCTACCAAAAGTAAAAGCCAATTTACAAGTAGCAAGGGATATGGAAAAGGCAGGTAAAACGCCTAAAGAAATATGGTTAGCTACTGGTTGGGAAAGAACAAAAGATAAAGGAAAGTGGAAGTATGATTTGCCTGATTTTGAGTTTAAAAAAGGAAGCCTTGATGAAGTAACAAAAAATCAAGAACTTGCTAATAGTAATGTAGTTTTTGATTTGGTTACTTATCAAAGAAATCCCAATGGAACATACAATCTTAATTTAAAGAAAAAAGGCGCAACAAAAACAAGTGAAATTGCTGAATATAAGAACGTACAAGAAAGTGAATTATCTACTATAATAGATAATGCTTCTGTTGTTGAAAATATTAAAGATGGAGTTGGCAATGAAAGCGTTATGGGTGCAGACCTATCTGATGCTAAAGAAATAAAAGGGGAGTTTGAAACATTTGTAAGTGGTGGAGAGAAATTATCAAGAGTAATAAATGCTCCCGAATTATTTAAGGCGTACCCAAAATTAAAAGATGTAGTTGTTGTAGTAGATAAAAACCAGAATAGTGAAGGTTCGTACTCTGTTAGAGATGGTCAAATAGTAATAACCCTTAAATCAAATGTTCCAATAAGGGCAAAATCTACTCTCATCCACGAAATCCAACACGCCATACAGGATATTGAGGGGTTTGCGAGGGGGGGGAATACGGAAATGTTTAGCGATAAAACTTTTGATAAAAACGCAGACCTTAAAAAAGCACTTATAGAAGCTTCATCACACATATTTGAGCAACTACCAAAAGAATTACAAAATGAAGCACGGAAAATAAATAGAGGGGAAGATTTAGACGGAAGTGCATTAAAGAAAATTCAAGAAAACAAAAAGGCAAAAGTAGTTTGGGCTGATTATGTAAACGCAAGAAAGCAAATAGAAGAAGTATCTGCAAGACCAGAGGATAAGGTTACAAAAACTGCACACCAACAATACAAAGACCTTGCAGGCGAAGTAGAAGCCCGCAACGCACAGAAACGTGCTGAAATGACCCCTGAACAAAGGGCAGAACAAATGCTATCCGAAACAGAAGATGTTGCAGAGGATAGTAAGATTTACATTTATGGTGCTAATGAGGTGCAGCAAAGCATAGAACAAACAGGAATTGAACAAGAACTTGCTGACATAAAAGTAAAAGCACAGGCAGACGGAATATTTATGAAAGCCCCGAATGGCAAGCCAACAAACCTAAATGAAAGGCAATGGCTTCATGTGAGGACAAAGAATTTCAAAGATTGGTTTGGTGATTGGGAAAACGACCCGAAAAACGCTTCAAAAGTTGTAGATAGCAATGGAGAGCCGTTAGTTGTGTATCATGGGACAAGGGCTGAGGAAATGTTTACTACATTTGAAAATAGAGAGGGAAATAGACAAAGCGATGCACCAGACGGAACAGCATTTTTTTCAGACAATAAAAGTGTAGCAAAAACATATACTAAATACAATAAAATATATGAGGTATTTCTAAACATTAAAGATGCTAACGAATTTGATTTTAATGGTGCGGACTGGCAAGGTGATATGTACGATAAATATGAGGGCGATTTTGAGAACGAATATGGAGATTATGAATTTATAACAAAAGAAAATGGAAGCCAATATTTTGATAGTGAAGAAGAACTATTAAATAGAGCAAATGAATTAGGTGTATCTGAAAACAATGTTAATATTCGTGCTAACCCATTTATAGGATATAGTACAAATAGTTTTGTAAGGGAGGCAATAAGATATAATATGGATGGGGCGATAATTCACAATGTTGTTGATAGTGGCAGTAATTATGGATATGAAGGAGAAAGCACGATATATGCTACAACAAACCCCAACCAAATAAAATCAGCCACAGACAACACAGGCGAATACTCAAAAGAAACAGGGAATATACTTTATCAAAAAGCTAACGCTCAATACCGAATAGAAAGCGGCAAAAACTTAGTAGAGGCAATTAAAGACTTTGATGGGAGTAATGAAGCCGTTATAGCGATTACCCATGAGATAATGCACCCAACCGTAGTATCAATATTCGATGGCGCAGCACAAGGGAACGAAGTAGGTAAAAAGCACACTAAAACTATTGTAGATGAATACAACAAGGCTAACCCTGATAGTAAGGTAACGGAGGAACAAATGCTTGCTGATAATGAGAAGTTTAAGCAAGGTGAAACAACAAAGGCTTATAGAGCTGTACAGGAATTTATTGCAGAAAGTTGGGAGCAATACCATACAGAAGGCGGCAAAGGGTTTAGCAAAGCGTTTCAAGAGGTATTAGACCAAATAACACAAGCATTTAAGGATATTTATGGTGCATTAACAGGAAAACAACTTTCCCCTGAATTAAGAAAAATGTTTGATAGCATATTAGGGGAAAAAGATGAAGCCTACCACAAAGATTTAAAAGAAGTAGAAGAACTGATTGGTACTAAACAAGAAACAACTACTGAAAACAAACCAGAAGTAAGCAATGAAGTCAAAGAAAACAATAAAAAAGTAGACGTAAAAAATAGGGAATCAGTAGATAAAAAAATAAAAGAACTAGAATCGGAAAGAGATGATAAAATTAAAAAAGAAACAAAGCCAAGCGATTTGGTTGAATTATCTGAATCTGACTTCGATAATGCAAATGCCACTATAATGGCAAAACAAGGGGAGAAGGCTATTAGAATACATGAAAGAAATAAAAAATTAAAGGAACTAATAGATTGTATATGGACTTAACAGAAAAGATAAAAATAAAAAGGCATGAAGAACTACTTAGTGCTTTAAATAATATATCTAAAAAAATATCATTGCCATCTGAAAAACAAGATGCAGCTAATTATAGTTTTTTTGAAGAAAATAAGGAAGCTATAAATAAATTAGTAAGTGCAATAGAATCAATAAAAATACCATCCCCTCAAAATAATGAATCAACAAAAGAAATTATTAAGTCTATATCAGATATTTCAACTATTTTAGTAGGGTTCAATAAAAGGTTGGAACAGATAGAAAAACTATCAAAAAAGCCTATCCCTACCAAATTTAAAGCAGTTAGGGGGAGGTACTCTGGTGAAATAGAATACGTTACAATTGAATATTCAAAGTAAATGTCTGCATACACTTTATCCGCAAATACAAATATAGATGCTTTAAGCCCTGCCCGCACAGGTGGTGATACCGTTGATACCAACGGGTTCAACTTCACCATAGACCAAGATACAAGGGGGGCTTTAGGTGGCGGTGCGGGCTTTAGTTTTGGTAACATGACCATTAACGCTACTAAGGGCGGTAATATAAATATTGATGCTACTGGTGTAAGGTGGATAGCATACACAGCGGGTTCGGGTAACGTGCCTGCATGGGGTACAACGATTACTAACGGAACAGGTTCTGGGAAGTTAATAGGCGTATTCGCATCGTTAACAGTAGCATCTACAGCAACGGGAGCTGCTATGCCAGCGACAGGATTTATTAAGGTAAAGCAAGCAACGGGGGCATATACTTCGGGGGCATTGACAGGTATTACAGCCACGTCTAGCGGTGCGGATGTAGCAGGGTGGATTGAAGTGGTGGGTGATGAGGCGGGAACGATTAACGCTAATAGACTAGGTGCTGTGAATATTACGGGTGCATGGTTTCAGATAGGCACGACAAATGGAACGGCTAACCAAACGATGCAAGTTCCTAACAACGGAACATTAAGATATGTGGCGGGTGTATTCATAGAGAAAACGGTAGGTAGTAATGACTACGAATTTTACCCTAACAATGGCGTTAATACGACCACAGGAACGGAGGCGCAACGGGGTAAGGTAATATGGGCTGACAATACGGGATTGGTAAGAATAGGTAATAGTGGAGCAGCTACAAATGGGTATACCCCAATAACGGGGTTGAAGGTAGTAGTACCCAATATATTCCTAGAGAACTGTACCACAGCGGCAAGGACAGCGAATGTAATACCCAATGCAACGGTGGCTACAAGGTATGACTTTACAAGTACTGGAGGCGGGGTTATAAACATAGACAAGGCTAATATAGCTTGGTATCCTTCATTCAGCCAGCCCTATTCGGTGAGTGTAACGAATAGCGGTATTATTGATGCACTGTTAATTTCAGAGTGCGCTTCCCCAGTAGTATTAAACAAAGTAGGTGTGGGTAATAAACCAACCACAGCGTTAGTAGTAGCACCATTATCTTTGACATTATGTTTTGCGGGCGGTACTATTTCAAATTGTGTATTTAATAGGGTTGCAACGGCTGCTAATAGTAGCACGTCTGTTATACTTACCGATTTAGATGGATTTACGTTCAGTAATAATATATACTTATACGGCGCATTGCGGGCGCATACCTTACCCACAACGATTACAGCTACTAGGGTTAATAACACTACATTCAATACGGATACTATTATAGACGGTCAAATATCTTTAGTTACGTGTACTAACTTAACCATGAACAATACCGCTTACATTGGCGGGATATCGGGAACAACGGGAACGACAAACCCTTGTACGGCTATTAACTTATCATCCAACTGTTTGAACGTTAAAGTAGATGGATTAACACTGCCTGTTACCAACAACCACCCATACACTGGTGTTATATCAATAGCAGCAGCAGGATGTACTAACATAAAAGTTAGGAATATAGGCACAAGGGTAGCACCACTAAACTTGGGTTCTGCAAATGCTTCTGGGTACTTTATTGCCCTAGCCACAGGTGCAGCGGCTAACGATGTGAGGGTACAGCGTGTGTATGTATCCAATACACGTACAAACTTCATGACAGCGGATAACTCCTCTACTAAGATTACGATGGATAACTTTGCGGGCGACTATGCAGATGCGGCAGACGTAAGCGCAGGGCTTAACATGGTACAACGTGCATACGGAGGCACTAAGGCACTAACAGCCCAAACGTCTGTATATGGCACTCACTTTGTAGATTTTTTCACTTCGACAACAGTAGGAAGATTATCTATATTAATGAATGAACCAACAACGCTAACAGCTTCGCAAGTAAGCCTTAGCGGTGGTGCAGCGTTCACAAGTGCGGGCGGTCTGTATATGCCTACTATTGGGCAGAGTGCGACATTTGAAATGCCCGCCTACATGATTTGCCACTTAAGCTTTCAGAACTCCGCATTAATAATGGCTGGAGGAACGGCAACAAACTATAATTATAACTTTAGCATAGACAAAAACGATGGTGCAGGATGGTCTACATTAACTACCAATAATTATACAGCCACTACACTAGCCACTGCATTAAGTGCACTAACAGGATTGAGTGAGGTGAATGGTTTCAGACTTAGGCTAAAAATAACCACGACAGTAACTAATACAACCGCTATTACATCGGTGTATATGTTGACGAATACAAGCGCAACGGCACAAGATAACCAGTATCCATTGGATACAATTACCTTAAGCCTTAGTGGATTGCAAACTGGAAGTGATGTAGTAATTTTACAGGCAGGCACTGAAACGGTGCGGGCGCAAGCGGATAGTGTGAGTAGCTTTAGTTACACATATTCAAGTATAGAGAGTGTGGATATTGGTGTATTTAAGATTGGATATGTACCTTTCTATATTCGCAACTATTCGTTAACGGCAAATAACACATCGTTACCAGTAGCACAAATTATTGACAGAAATTATTTAAACCCTTAATAAATGGCTAAGATAACAGACCCCGATTTATTAGTAGTAGGTACTGAACTTACTATTGATACAACAAATAAAACATTTACATTAAATAGTGCGGGCAATATGACCCCCAAAGACGGTGTAACATTGCAAGCACTGTACTCTAAGATGGTGGAGTTATGGACAACATCCACGTATAATAAATACCCATTCCCAATTTATACCATAGACGCACGTTCTGGGCAATTCCAGATAGGAACGGATGGTAGTCTTTATAACGGATGGAAGCCCGCTAATGATGCTACAAGACAAATGATTCGTGATGCTGGATGGAGTGAATATTCGGTAGCGGGAGTACTAAATAGACAGTACGTTGGTATTGTAGCACTAGCATCGGGATTCCCTAACGGCTCACAGTTTTATTATCAAAAGGCTTCTGGGGGTGCGGCTACATCATTCACTTATACAGATTCTCCCAATGAGGGCATTCAAGTATTTGGGGATGCATCAAACGGTAATTTCGATAACAGAACGTATTTTAAAATGTTTTGTCGTGAGGCGAATTATACCTATGACGATGCAGTTCTTAGCGATGTCGGTGAAACGGCAACAGGTGCATTTAAAGTATCGTTACCTATTGCGGTTAGTTCTGATTTAAAGATTCAGGCTAACGATGCAACAGTAGCAGCTAATACACCATATATGGGCATTACGGTGGAATATTTTGGCACAAACCAAAACAGAACGATTGGCGGTACTGCATACCCATTCAGGATTATCATTAACGGTAATAACGCAACGGCAGAGCAGATTTATACTAAGGTTCAGTACTTACTAAGACAGGCGGGAGATATAGACAACGGTGCGGGTACGGTTGCGGGCAAAACGGCTAACTCATTACTATACTTCGTTGGTGATACGCTATACACAACTCAAGGCGTGTATATTGATAATTACCAAGCCAATGATATTAACAGATTGGTATTTACAGACCAGAACAGTGTGCAACGTACAGAGCCATATACAGCCACTGGCTCACTTGTATTTAACACTCCACTACAAGGTGCGGGCGGTTATTACAGGATGTACTTCACAGCACTACCAAGTGCGGGTGATGACTATGGTGAGGCGGGTGCGGTAACGGTGAACAATGCAGCAGCGGCATCTATATCGGGGGCGATAAGTGCGGGTAGTATTCCGTTCACATTCGCCTATGACAGTAATGTACAGGGCGGTAGAACAGCGGCGACAGATGCAGCGGTTACGATTGTAGCGGGTAGACCAGGCAGTGCCAAACCAGTGGTAGCAACATTCACTATAACAAGGTCTACAGGACAGTTAATATCATTAGTAGCGGAACAAGATAGGGCGTATGTAAATCCATAATTATGGGGTATAGTATTAGCGGAATAAATAAAATCATCTCACTAACAAGTGGTACTACACAAGTGTCGGTAAGAGATTTGTGGAGTAGATGGTATGAATGGTATTTAACAAATGATAATTCTAAATACCCTATTGCATTCACGCAGGTAGGTGGTGATAGCATTGATGCAACAACGGCTATACCTATTTACATATTCTTACAGAACGGTTGGAAAATCAAACCGCAGGAGGCTAATCATACACTAAGAGTATTTGACGGTATATTGGTAGTGGATGGAGGTGGCGACCCATTCGTAAACACAATAGGTTCGTATGTTGTAAGAATAAATTATTCACAGCCAGTACAGGCTATTACGGTGAGTAGTGGAGGTTCGGGAGGTGGATTAACATTAGAGCAGGATACTAAGCTAGACGAATTACATAAATTACAAGGTTTAGACCCTAATAATCCAATGACTGTAACGCAAAATGAAAGAACGGTTGGGGGTATTACCTTAGAAATAACAGGGGATGGGGATACTGAAACCATAGTAACAAGGATTTAATGCAGAATACATTAAATATAGCAACAGACGGGTATTTGTTTAAAAGGAATAAAAAAAATACGCTATCAATAGCTTCAAATGGGTATATATATTTTTTATATTTGGGTAACATAATGGGTGGGGGTAAGCTAATAAACGATGAAGATTATAGAAAAGAGTATTACAAAAATGTAAGCGATAAAAATAAAAGGGTAGAAAATGAATGGCTTTTATTTATGAAAATATACACTGAAATATATTAGAAATGCCTATTAAAAAATGTTTTGAAGGGTTCAATGAAAAATTATTATCCAAGTATAATGATATGGTGGCTAGTAACCCAGAAAAAAATGAATTTCAAGTAGCTAGAGAAATAATAGAGGATGAAAGGGCGAAAATGAACGATGAATTAAATGAAATAAGAAAAGCACTAGGAGTAAAGAGAGTAATTTATACAAAGTCAGAAGGCGGTAATATCTTAAAAATAAGTAAAGAATTTTCAGATAAAATAAAGAAAGCAGAAGAATTATCAAACATTGAAGTAGAAATTGAACAGCCTATCACCAGCAGTGAAAGCGAAGGTAGTAAGAAGATTGGCAGCGAAAAAAGTGGAACAAACATTGAAGCAGAACCAGTAAAAGTAGAACCCCCTACTCCGCCTATCCCACCTACTGAAAGTAAAAGTGAATCTTCAAAAGATGGGAGTAAAAAAACAAAGCAAAAAAGTATTTTAAAAAACCTTCTTGATTCTACAAAAGTATCCGAACAAAATAAACAAGCCCTTAGAGATAATGGAGTTGATTATGTAGTATCTAATCAATCCGAAGCTTCTTTAATGGCAGAAGAAATTGTTAATGCTTTAGGTATTGAACAAGCACTAGATGCAGCAAGAGGGGAGTATGTAGACCCATCAGTAGGTTCAGCAATATTTGCACAATCATTAAATAAAATGTTTATTGATGAAGCAAAATTAAGGGAGCAGGGTAATATTGAAGCAGCTAATGAAATAGCCAAACAATCGGCAGATATAAGCCTTGAATATGCTAACATATCAAACAAAGGCGGTAAATGGAATGCTCAAATAGCATACTTCTATAAAACTAGCCCTATGAGTTTTGTTCTTAGAATTAATGAAACAAGGGCTACAAAATTTGAAGAATGGTTTAAGGGTAAAGAGGAAGGATGGGAAGAAGTTTTAAAATTAATGATAGAATCCGAAGAAGGGCAAACTAAAATAAAAGAAGAAGTTGAAAATTTAAGAAAAGAAGAACGTAAAAACGAAAGAAAAAAAAGGGATAAAGCTATTTCAGATTTTTTTAAAAAAGCAAAATTAAAAGGCGGTACATATGTTGTCATAATACCTCCTCCAATATGGAATAAAGCTTTAGATATAATGGAATTGGCAACAAAAGCAGGTGATAGAGCAGTTGTTGCAGTAGGGAAAGCTATTGAATATATATCAAAAGAAATAGGTGATAATTGGGATAAAGAAAAGTTTAGAAAAGAATATGAAGAAAATTTATCAAAAGTAGCAGACGGAGGAACAAAAGAAAAAAGCCTAACCCAATCATTAAAAGAACGTATTGAAGAACTTCAAAGACGTATTAAAGAAAATGATTTTAGTTCAGAAGCATACAAGAATAAAAAAGAACTTACAGAAGAAGAAAAGGAACTAGAAGAAGAGCTTAAAAAAGTAAGGGAAGCATATGATGATGCTAAAAAAACATCGCAAGAATACATTGATAAAAAAGCAAAACAGTTTCTTGAAAATATACGTAAGAAAATAAAAGGACTTACGGAAAAGCAAAAGCAAAAAATAATAGCCCGTTCTATTAAAAAAGTTGTTGAAAGCGGTGGGCTAGAAATAGATGAATTAAAAGATATTATTGCCGATGTAATTGGGTTTAAAAAACTAACGCCAGAAGAAATAAAAGAAATAGAGGCATTAACAGCGCAAGCAAACAAGGTAGACCAATCTGAAATAGATTTGCTAAATAACACAACAAAAGAAAACTTAGAAAAGTTTCGAAAGCAAAAGGCTGCAAGCCTAGATGCTAGTAGAAGATTATTTGAATTAACTCATACTGAGGCTGATGTTGTTTCAACTGTTAGTTCAATAATGAGGTTAAATTTACTAGGGTTGCCTAGTATTATAATGAACTTTGCTAGTAATACACTTTGGCAAGGGTCGTATAGATTCCCTTCTTCATTAATAATTAAAGGGGTTGAATATGGGGTATATGGCTCTCATTATTTAGGTAATTTATTTACTTCTAGTAAGCCAATGCCAAGTAAGCCAATAAGCCTACTAAAAGAACAATCTATTTATTGGGATAAATACATTTCTGGAATTTCAAATGGATGGAAGCAATTAGTTAAAGGGGTGGATGAAAAAAATTATTTTGATAAAGTTGAATATTCATCAAGATTAAACCCAATAAAGTCATGGAAAGACTTGTTTAAAAATTTTAAGGGGGATATATTTTTATCACCAAAACAAAAAACAGATAAAATAATACAAGGAACAATAGGTGCTAATGCATATTTGATTGGTAGACTAATGGGTTTTGGGGATAAGCCACCAAGATATGCAGCACAAGCATTGGAGGCATATAGAATAGCCGTTAAAGACATAAAATTAACAGACCCAGACCAAATAGAAGCCTTTATTGAAATGCCAGAAAAATATTCTTTTAATTTCCTTACAAAACAAAAAAAATTAACAGCAAAAGAAGCGGGGATAAAAGCAAAGGAAATAGCCAAAAGAATAGCAGACTATGGCGCAAATGCAACCTTCCAAGATGAAAATTTCTTAAATCAATTATCATCTTCCATTGATACTTTTTTATCTGGGGAAGAGAGTGGTTCAATGGCACAAAATTCATTAAAATCAATTTCGCAGTTGGCTAAAGCATATACTATACCTTTCTTAAAAACTCCCGCAAATATTTATTGGGCTTTCTTTAAACTAAATAACCCTGCATTTTCGATGGCTAAAGCAGCAAGTGAACTTGTAATTGCTGAAAAAGCTAGAAGAAGTGGAGATTTTATACGCCATAACCAATACGTTAAAAATGCAAAAGAAAGTATTGGGTATGCTATTATTGGTTCTTCATTAGTTCTAGCGGGGCAAATATTATTCAAGGAGGGGTTACTAAGAGCTTCAAATGACGAAGATGACAAACTAAGAGAGAAAATAGGCGAAGATTACTATGGCGGGTCTGGACAAATAAACATTGGTAAACTAGCAGGTGGTGATGATAGTTGGGTTAGTTTACTTTGGTTTGTGGGGGTAGGAACTGTATTTGATACCCAAGCTAAAATATTAGATAAAAAGAAAAAGCAAGGGATAAACATAAAAGAATTAGACTACGATTTTACGGATAATATTTTGGAAAATTTCTCTACATCTTCATTGGTATCATTTAATTCACTTGTATTTGATAATACTTCTAAAATAATAGATGGGTTAAGAAAGGGGGGTAATAAAGCAGAATATTTGGGGAATGAAGCAATAGGTAGAATCAATACTATGATATTTGGTTCTGATTTTGAAAGATTTAGTAAATTATCGTTGCCAGTTAAAGTTGAAAAAAAGGCTGATACTTTTCTTGAATCTTTAAAAAATAATATTGCTCAAAGAAATACCATAGCTAGGTTTGTGTCTGGCTATAATCCACCTTCAAAAATAGGTATGTGGGGCGACCCAATAGTTCAAGACAACTCCTTTAGTGGGGTGCTTAGAAATGCGTTTAAATTAGAAGGAAATAATAAAGATAAATTCGCAGTTGTTTTATATCAAGACCAACAAAGAACTGGCAAATCTGGATTTTTCCCTATGGTGGAAGATAATAAAATTACGGTAAACGGTAAGATAGTAGAGATAAATACCGAACAAAAAAGAAGTTTAGATAGTCTTATTGGGAGGGCTAGGGTCGTATATATTCAGCCAATAGTAGGAGGGGCAGTACATATAGGAGGTAAAAATTACTATTCTATGAATGATGAAGAAAAACTAGCATTACTAGATGAGGGGTACAAAAAAGCTAAACAGGTTGGGTTTGAAAATTTTAAATTAAAGTACAAGCAATTTGAAAATACAGAACTTACATTAGAACAAGATAAGGAAAAGCAGAAACAAGAAGATTTTAGAGCAAAAGCTAAAGATAAACTTGAAAATTTTAAATAATGGTTAGGTCAAAATTAGTGAATGAGTTGATGAGTGGCATTAATGAAGGGGAGCATCCCCCAAAAGGGTATAAGGAAACCACTACAAAAGAAAGGTATGCATGGAATCAGTTTCTTAAATTTGTTAACTCGAAAGGGCTAACTGGTAGTGCTGAACTTGACAAAAAAGACAAATCAATAGGCAATGCACTATTGGATGAATTTAATAGTGCGAATCCTCAATTATTCATATCAAAAGAAAGTATCCCTACTTTTCAATACGAAAATGCAGCACTAAGAAAGAAAGGGCAATTCCCTGAATTAGATAGTACTTCATCATTAATGGTTTACAAGCAGCTTCCCGATAAATACAAAAAACAAGAAGTATCCCCTATTGATGGGTGGATTGGCAGCAAAACTTCTAGCCTTGCATATCCTGAATTTGTAGTTTACGGTGATTCATACGGGAATCAAAAAATGGACTTTAAAAGTAATTATTTGGACTTTTTGAAAAAAGATAATCCCGATATCAAAAGTAAATATGTCGGTAACAAAATATTAGCCATGAAAAAAAGTTAAAATTTACTTAAAATTGGATTAAAATTTGTTACTTTGGTAAACGTTAAAAATGCCCATAGTACCAAATTTTACGGCTGCCCAAAGTAGTGGGTCGCCTAATATACTAACGCTAACAGATACATCAACAGGCAGTGATGTTTTAATAACCCAAAGAAGGGTATATATTTTACAATCTAATGGTAATTATTTAAAGCCATCAAATAATTCTACGGATTATATAGTTTGGGCTTATGCCGCACAAAGTATAAGTTTAGATGTTTTAACTAAAGATACAGCCGTTACAATAATAGTGGAATGGCTTGATGTTTCAAATGCAGTTTTATATAGTAAAACTATTTCATTTGGTTTTACTGCCTACAATGAAACATTTTACTATGGGCTTACGCAAGATTTAATAGCAAGCCCCAACCTTTACCAAAGCCAAAATTGGGTTTATAATAAAATGCTATTAAGGGTGTATTTGGATAGCGGTAATCAAGCAATATCATTTGCATCAAATATTAATGCAGCTCAAATAAACTATGATTTGGCAACTAATTTACAAATAAATAAGAGTTACTTCTTCTAGTCATGCAATTAGAAAATACAACAATATCATTGGCTAAAATATGTCAATATTTATATACGGTTGATATATTAGGTAGCAATTCGTTCTTTAATGGGTCGGTTGATAAAAGAAGAAATATTCAATTATACATGGAACGGGTTGCTCTTGAATATGGTAATACGCAAAATATACCAAATAATCAAGGCGTTTCAAATTATGTATATACCCTTTTGGGGACTAATTTACAAAGGTCAACACAAATACTAACTGGTGGTAGTGGAGGGATAGTGCCTCCCGCAAGTCAAGGGGGTAACTCATTAACCCCATACCCTATAAATGTAATTATATCAGTAGGGCAGTCTAATTCTATGATACTAACAAATAGCGCATGGATTGGGTTGCAAGACATAAATCAAATTGTTATTAATCAAAGTGTTTTTCAGTCTGGCTCTCAATTTGTCTTTTCCCCATTGACTGGGACTTTTGATTTTAGTTTAAGTTTATATACCCTTCAAGTAGGTGATTTTTTAACGGGGCTAGGGTTTTTAAGAGTGTAAAAAAAAATTATGAAAAAAATATTATTTATTATGTGGTTCTTGGCAATTTTTACTGCTGGGAATAGCCAGTATGTAAATACCCAAACAGTAGGTAGTCCTACAACATTGTTTAAAAGTAGGGGGTATTTAGGTGTGGATACTGCTTTTATTTTTCTAGGTAGTTACCCCGATACTATTTCGGCAAACCTTTCTGGGGCATCATTATATAGGTCATTAATAATGATTAATAATGACTTGTATTATAGAGGCGTATCCCCTTATAAGTGGTATAAATTAAATAATTCAGCCGCTACTTTAGTATCTATTTCGCAAGGGTTTGGAATATCAAATTCACCCAATCCAATAACGATGAACGGTACTATATCGGTGGATACGAATACAATGGTAAGTAAATTATATTTTAATAATTTTAATGCATTTAATTTAAAATATACGGATACCGCATTGATGCTTTACCCATACTATAACAAAACAGCTACCAATTCACTTTTATCCCTTAAACTAAATATTATTGATACTGCTTCAATGTTAATTGGATATAAAACTTTTTATCCTAGGAACGCAATATCAGCTGGGAGTGGTATTTCATATAACCCCTTAACTGGGGTAATAACCAATGCAAGCCCATCAAGCGGGGGTACGGTTACAAGTATATCAACAAATAATGGGTCTGGTATTACGGGGGGTACAATAACAAGTACGGGTACTTTATCTATTGATACTGGGTTAATTTCTACAAGAGCATGGAGGCAAAAGGGGGTGGATTCTATTGCTTCAAATTTTGTTCCTAATACAAGGACAATTACTATTAATGGGGAAACATATAACTTATCGGGAAATAGGAGTTGGACAATAACAAGTGGGGTTTCTTCTGTATTTGGGAGAAGCGGGGCTGTGGTAGCGCAATCAGGGGATTATGCATCATTTTACGCACCAATTACAGGCGGGTCTGGGTACATACAAAATAGTAGTTCACAACAAGCAAGTAGTAATTTCAATATTAGTGGAAACGGAACAGTTGGGAGTACATTTACAAATACATTATTAGGTGGCTCTGGTAATAGGATTGTTGTAGCAAATAATTCAGGTGTATTTTCTGGGGCTGTTATAGGTTCTGGGCTTTCTTTTGATGGCACTACTTTAATTGCAACAGGGGGGGCGGTTGGTACTATAACAGGGTCGGGTACTTCTGGTATGTTATCTATGTTTAGTGGCACATCGTCTATATCTAATTCTATAATTACACAAAGCGGGAGTAGTATATCAGTTGCAGGGTCTTTGACAGCTACTACATTTAATGGCAGTGGAACAGGAATAACAGGAATGACAACTTCACAAGTTTCAGAGGGAACGAATTTATACTATACAAACGCAAGGGCTAGAAGTTCATTATCCTTTGTAGCGGGTTCGGGGGCTTACAATAATTCAACTGGTGTAATAACAATACCAACAGACAATAGTCAAATTGCGAATAGTGCAGGGTATTTATCTAGTGTAAACCTAGCTACTAATGTAACAGGGGTATTGCCAATATCAAATGGTGGTACAGGTTCAAGTACACAAAATTTTGTAGACTTAACAAATAGCCAAACAATAGGCGGGGGTAAAACATTCACGAGTGATTTAGTATCATCTGGTATAAGTACAAATTTATATAAAACAAGCTCTGGGAGTACATCAATTTCACTAAATCCATCAACGGGCGGAATTACCTTTAACTATCCAATAACAGGAACAAGTGCTGCATTTAGTGGTGGATTAGATGTAGGGGCAAATAGCACAATAACAGGTAGCGATAGGGTGCTTTCACTAAGAGGTGCGGGAGGGGGTGCGAATAGTTTACTAAGATATTCAGACGGTGCAACAGCTAGATACTCTACTGGGTTTAATGGCGGGAACTACATTATATATAACGATTATACTTCGTCCGCACCTCTAACAATAGAAAATAATAATGTAGCTAATTTTGCTGGAAATATTACATCTCCATCTTTCATTGGGTCTGGTGCTTCATTAACAGGAATAATTACTTCTCAAGTAGCTGAAAGTGGTAATTTATATTATACAGATGCACGTTCAAGAGGTGCATTATCATTAACTACTACAGGAAATAGCGGGGTGTCAACATATAGCAATACAACAGGGGTGTTTAATATCCCTAATTATACACTTTCTGGGTTAGGGGGTGTGCCTTTAAACGGTACAGGCGCAAGTGGGACATGGGGCATCAATATTACAGGCAATTCCGCAACGGTAACAAATGGAGTGTACACGAATGGCAGTTATGCTAATCCTTCTTGGATAACTTCATTAGACTGGGGCAAGGTTACTGGAACACCGACAACATTGTCGGGGTATGGTATTACGGATGCACAAGGGCTTATTGCAGCTGGTACAACAGCGCAATATTGGAGGGGCGATAAAACCTTTCAAACATTAAACACCACAGCGGTAACAGAGGGAACGAATTTGTATTACACAGAAGCAAGAGTAAGTAATAATACGAATGTGTTAGCCAACACAGCGGCAAGACACAACGCTGTAACGATAGGCACAGCAAATGGTTTATCGTTGAGTACGCAAGTACTTAGTTTAGGTCTGTCGTCTACAAGTACAACAGGAGCGTTGAGTTCAACGGATTGGAATACGTTTAACAATAAGTTATCTGCTAACCAAACGGTAACACTAAGCGGAGATGTAACAGGAAGCGGAACAACGTCTATAGTTACTGCCATCGGTGCGAATAAGGTAACTAACGCAATGCTACTCGGGAGTATTGACTACGCTAAGATGAATGCGGCTACTGTGCCTACGTGGAATCAAAACACAACAGGCAATGCAGCGACAGTAACGAACGGAGTGTATAGTACTTCGTTAATAAGCGGTAGAGTAGCGTATGCGAATAGTTCAAATACATTAACAACATCCACTGGTTTATTATTCGATGGCACTACGTTAACAGCAACAGGATTAACAGCAAGCACAACGGCTACACTGCCTTTTGCAACAGCGGTAGCAGCGGGTGACGTTAGTAGTGTTAGCGGTCATCAAATATTATTAAACGCAGACGCTAACCAGATTGTAAAAAAAATAAGTAGTGCGAATTTCATTTCGTCTATGGGGCTTGCGACAAGTTCGCAGTTGGGAAGTTATTTGCCGTTGAGTGGTGGAACACTCACAGGCTCACTCAGCGGAACGAGTGCAACGTTTACAAATAATGTAACTATAAGACCAACGTCAGGTTACAATGCTTATTTTCAAACAAGCGGAACTGCTTTAAGAATAAATTATCTAAATGACGCGTTGTCTTCAAATGTTGGAGCAGCATTTAGAGCCACAGATTATTCTTTTCAGGATGGTTCTGGTAGTACTATTTTTACTTTAGCCCCTACAGGTGGAACACTCACAGGCTCACTCAACGGAACGAGTGCAAGTTTTAGTGGCAATTTATATGTAGGTGTAAATTCTTATTCCCTTGGCGCAGGCAAGAAAATTGTTGGAAATGATGATCCTATTAATTATTACATCGCTGATATTAATGGAACGGGGGTGCTTGATATCAATTGGTTCGGAGGTACACGTATGAAAACAGCTTATGGGACAAATTTAACTTTATCCTCATCAGGAAACACATTAATCAAAACTGCCACTGATAACGGTGTAGATGCACTGCAGGTGAATGGGAGTACAAGTTTTACAGGCTCACTCAGCGGAACGAGTGC